CTTCGTAACGGACTCCCCTCAGAATAGAACTTCCCACCACTTGGAAGGTCTATCGTTTCTGTCGGGAAATTGTATTCTGCCATAATAACTCCTTAAACTATTTGGTTTTACCACCTATATAAATATCCTTACTCCACGTTTTTAGTAGAAATATCCTGCTTATAAACCTGATTTATTTTACTGACAAACTCCTTAAAATACGATTTTGACCGTTCTGGGGTGACCAACGCCCCGTCCACCACCAAGTCTGCCACCTGCTGCTTCTCTTTAAGGATATCCCGCATATATTCGTCAATGGTATCGGCGCATAACATATAATAGACTTGAACTTGACCCTTTTGACCGATGCGGTGGGTTCTGTCCTCTGCTTGTTCGTGGTTTGCGGGAACCCAATCACAATTGAGAAAAACAACTGTATCTATCTGATGTTGGAGTCCGTCAATACCCATACCTGCTGCCATCAAACTGAATAGTCCGACTTTTGCTTCACCCTTGGTTAATCGGTCAATAGTATGTTGACGTTCCTTACTATTCATCTCACCCGTCAACATTGCCGCCTTATCTCCGTATTGTTCAGCCAAGAACTTCAATGGAGCAAGATAATTACTGAAAATGAGGATAGGTTTATCGTTATCTAAGAATTCATCCACCATCTCCACCAACCGTGGAATCTTCTTTTCAATCAAGAAACTTTGAATCTTTGGCATGTGACCAATGGTAGGTTTCTCCACCTTCCAACGACCAAAGACTTCTCTTAATAATTCCTTGTACTGCTTTTGTTCGTCCTTCGTCAATTCCACATACAAGTCATTGCGTTGTTTTGCTGGAAGTTCCGTCAATATTTGTTCTTTCTTTCTGCGGATAACCAAATCCTTTGTACGGTCATGCAAGTCTTGGAGATTACGGGGGGCTTCTCCTTTCCATCCACCGTATCGTTGGGTGAAGTGGAAGAAATTATTGAAACGCTCTTTGTCAAGGAAGTTCAACAAAGCGAACGCTTCGATTGGACGAGACATCACGGGAGTACCAGTGAGGAATAAGCAGTACTTCGTTTTAATGCCGGGATATTTTCGTCGTTCTTTATAAGAACCTAAAATAGACTTTGCTCTGATGGTTTGTCTGTTTTTTAGATAGGTAGCCTCGTCACATACCAGCAGGTCAAACTCTTGCTTTCGTAAATCATTGACCACCTTACCGACCGCATCATAATGGACGATGTGGAACTGATTCGACAGCTTTCCATCATAACTCTTACTATCCCAGATGGTGGCATCTTTGCCCGTGAACTTTTTGATTTCACGCTTCCAATTGACCACGACTGATAAAGGACAGACGATAATGGTTTTGAGTTTCTTGTGTTGGGCAAATCCAATAGCTTGTGCAGTCTTACCCAACCCAGGCGCATCGGCAATCAAGCAACGACCATCTGCTCGTTCGACGAACTTGACACCGACTTTCTGGTATGGATAGAGTTGGAGTTGCATCCCCTTAATGTCAAATTCTACATCTTCTTTCACACGTATTTCGTCTAAATCCTCACGGCGGTCTTTGAGTTTCTCCAGTAAGTTCAATACCTTGTCATCACATTTGATATTGGTTGGACCGAATACATTAAATGCTTTGGGGAGATGTACCGCAGGAAACTCCCACCACTTTTCTTCCCCGTTCCATTTCCGACCATCCACTTCATACTTGAACTTTGCCATCAAGTTGGGATTATATGGCATAACAACAACCGCAGTTTTACTATCCTTTAAATGAATAGTAACTGTGGTATCTGTAGATGTTTGTGGTGTATTGGTGACAGTCGGATTATTGGTTCTCGCTATCTTTAAGTGCGAGATATCTTCACCTTTAAGAGTCAATGTCGCCGCTTCTTTCCAGACTTCGGGAATCCCGACAGTCTGCGTCATCCAAGTTAGGTATGACTGATTATTATAATATATGTGGGCGAGTGAGTGTCCTCTGAACTTCCCGAATGTCAGTATCGCGTTATTCGCTGACTGATGTAGCATCAGTATTTTCTACCTTGACATATGTGAGACTATCTAAATCTAATCTCCACCCCTCACTTGGGTTAAGATTCAACATTCGCATCATTTCTTCATTTGCTTGCATAACTTGCTTAGTCAAATCAGATTGATACATTTTTAATAATTGATTATTACTTTCAATTAAACTACGTAATGCTGTTGGTAGTGGAACCGTTTGTGCCATAAATTACCTTTTGTTGGTGTTTAATTAAATTTAAAATATAGTTTATTATTTGTCAAGGGATGCTTGGTCGTGGAGTAGGTATATACAAGGAATCTGGACAACCAGCTAATGCTTGTGCTGCGCTACAGGTGGTTGGAATTTGCATACAGACAATACTATACTGTGACCCCGATGGGACATTATAGTTCGCACCTCGTATACCACCAATAAAAAACTGTGCGGATAATGAAGGTTCTAACGCCATACACCGAACAGTACCATCTGGACACGTTAGTATATTAGTTCCGTTTGACCCCGATGGTCCTTGATTTCCAGTAGCACCAGATACCAGTAATGACGGATTTGCAGCTGAAGCGGTTTGACATCCTTCCAAAGTTACATTTAACCCAGCAAACCCCGATTCTGGTGTAAATTTAGTTGTTGCTGCCCAAGATGCAGTAATTGCTGTGGTACTGTTTGACGTTGGTGCACTAGCGGTTGCTGCTGATAATGAATGACTTATGTTCTGTGTTGTAGTTGCTTGACTACCACCGAATGGAAAATAGTATGACATATTTAAATTATTTTATAGTGATTGCTCGCATGAACCTACTATTACTAAGTCGCCGTTTGCATCTGTGTTGTATACTGTTTGTTCAATCTGATATGCACCAAGTTTCTGGTCAAGCGCAGGATTCGTACACACCTCATTATAGAACATTGGACTTCCTGCTCCCAAAGTAAGATCTGTACTATAATACGTAATATAAACACCACTGTAGTCGCAGAATCTGACTCCTCCTACTCTATAGGATGGCCAGAAATCATACGGATAACAATTTGCTGGTGCTGATGAACAAGAAGCCCCACCTTTACTTTCATCATGCCATGAACTGGAGAGAAGATATACGCTATCTCCACGCAGACCAGTTACACCTCGTTGTCCTTGTGCCCCCTTTGGCCCAGATATTGGTCCTGCGTTAGTGCCCGCAGTTCCAGTTGACCCTCTTATATTTAATGCCAAACTTGCGGTTATAGGTACAGCAGCAAACTTTTCAATAAGTGAGCCGGATCTAGCGATACTAGCACTTACAGCAAATGCTACTTCATTTACGGAGATAGTATTCGGATAAAATTGCATGTTATGGTACTCCTACTGCTAAGGATACCCCACCAGCCGAACCACCAATTCCTTGAATTCCTATGTCGCCTGTAAGTCCTGGGGTGAAACTACAACTACCGTCTGTACCAGCAATTCCACGTGAACCAGAAATTGCAAACGATGCACTGAGTATGCGTGTTGCGAAACTCGCAGATGCTGCATAAGTTGACAACGAGGCAGTGGTCGCAAGTGTAGTATTATATATCTGGTTTAGCGAACTGGACCCAAATGGATAAAAACGCATAGGTTAATCTTCTAAGTTATAAATGGTAAGGTCTGCGTTTAATGAACCAGAATATACTGTGGCTACCGCAGATAAATTTTCTAGTATGTAACTGGTACGGTTGACACCAGGACTATAATTAGGGTCTTCCCAAGTAAATCCTTCCAATACAGGAACTAACGGATAATGATAACTTGCAGAATCAAACATCATATCAGCGATAAGTTTTGACCCAGAGTTTGGAACATTTCCGAACGGTCTGATTTGTTCTGCTAAAGGTACATCTTCAATATCCGTAGAATATAGTCGTAATCTACTAGCAAAATCAGTTACATTTTCTACGGTAAATCCAGTATACCAAGCGTATCCAGGACATACCATTGGTTGAAAATCATACGTTGGGGAGGTACATACTGGTGCACCGTATCCATAACCTGCTGGATATGGTCCATCAATAAATGTTCCAACAACCAAAGATGAAGTACCTGCTCCAACGGTAAAGTCGGCAGATACATATTGCCAACGAGGAGCAGGAGCGGTTCGTGCAAAGGTATAATCGGGTATTAGATTATTTCCAGCATCTGCGCCGATGACTAAAAATCCAATATCATAGTTACCAAATAATGTATCGTTAGCAGTACCATCATACGTGCCATATACCCAACCAGAAATTCTATACACATTTCCTACGTCTACCGGTAAGTAGTAGAAATTACCATCTTTCCAGAATGTTCCGGTACGTGTTGCAATTTGTCCAGCATATAATGTAGACCCGACTGGAATTTCTGGGAATTGTTGGGTTACTTTTGTTGGGTCAGTGGTTGTGTGTAATTCACTTGTTAGAGAACGAGTTTGCCAAAATTCCCAACCATCAAGATCAAACGATGCGAGCCCACGTTCCCATTGTTGGTCTACATTGAAATTATAAGTACCCTTAGCCTTCAAGATTGCAAAACTCTTTGGGGTGGTAATACTTCCACTAACTCCGTATATCGACCCACCTGTGACCAATACTTGTGACCCACTGATATGAATAGCCTCTTTGTTATCTTCACTGTCACCTATATTACTTAAAGCGTAGGTAGTGAGGGTAACATTTTGTAACCCTGACCCACTTAGATTATACCACACCTCCCCACCAGCGTTGGTGTGTCCGATTACCGGCGGTGCAAATACTAGTTTTTCTGTTGTGGTGAGATTGATATCTGCAATTAATCCTACAGATTGGGAAAGATTAAAGTTTCCAGCTGCACGGTTAGCATCTATAACCATACTGGATGAATCTGTATATAATCTAAGTCGTACTGGTGGGTTTGTGGACACCTTGGCATCCAATAACACAAATGCCCCACCCATTGTTTGGAGCGAGGAACTTGCAATATCAGGTGACCCCGCATCTTTAGAGATGACGGTTTCTGTCCGTGTATTTACGTTGCGTGAGAATTGGTTTATGAATCCCATACTGTGGTTTACTCTTAAAGTGTACTAGTATAAATATCGCAATACTAATAAATTACGTTATTTATCCCACTTCTCTTTAGGACAAGCTTCTGGGCCTGGTTTGGGACTGTATATTTTCTTTGATATTGGACACCCACATGCTCCACACACATAGAATCTGATAAGTGTTCGGAACTCTTTATGTTCACATCTCTCACAAATAGAACCACGATACTCAGCCAATTCTCGTTGTTCTGGTGTAGGGTTGGCTGCATGATGCCAAGCGGTAATGATTTCTTTAATATCAGGTATTTTCATAAATTTCACCTATTTTAGTTGCTATTGGTTTTTGATGCTGCCAACCATGATGAGTCATGTCAGATGAAGGAAAATATTGATAATCACGAAAAGAGGACCACCCGCCACTAACATTGTTGTAATCCAGATAGTGAGCTTGGGTGTTGGTGAACTGTTCTATACTTCTTACATCTTCTTCTTTCCAATAAATGCTAGGAAAAAAGTTTCTAACATCTATACCACTACTGTGTAACATAACATTTGTGCTCATATATGTCAAGACAAATTCATTACTGGAAATGCCTCGGTCTTGTAGTTCAGCTTTGTACCATTTATTTATGTTCTCATCACCATCAGTAACCACTGGATGTATACGTTGGTTTCCAAATTGCAGTGTAGTAAAATCACCATTATCACGAAACACTGTTTTAGAGGTTGGATCTGACCAAAAAATGATAACTCTGTCTGGACGCCGGCGATGACTCAACCAGGCAGTTAAGTTTATATTAATGTAGTTTGATCCAGTACCACCTTTTCCTAAGTTAACAAGTTGTCTGCCAGTATTTTTTTCATAATGGTGTACCCAGGTTTCTTCCTGCCTTAACCCTAACCCCTCCACACAACAACAACCTATAGCAATATCAAAAGATTTTTGTAGTTCATCCAATTCATAAGTACGATAACCAAAAGAGTTGTATTTGTAAAAGTCTTCTTCGAGGTGATAATATGGCCATATCTCTTCAGAAATCTCCAAATCACTAACTAATTTTACAACATCCTGATAGCGTTCACTATCATAGTTATTGTGAAATTTTCTAACACCTTGGTGTGGAAATTTCAACACCTGCCCAAAATAGCTTGGTGCAAACTCAACAGTTGGTAAAGTTCTTCTTATCAAAATGCTTCTTTCATATTTCATATACTAATAAACCTGTTATTAGTTTTATAATCTTGTATCTGAATATTCAAAGATTCCAACAATTTTATTTTTTCTTTGCTGGCCATCCCCATCCATAATTTTTCATGACCAAATAGTGCGTTGGGCGTGTATGTGGGACGAAGCACCCATGGGGTCACTACATCAGAGATGTCAGTAATCTCTATGTTGTTTCCTAGAGCCACATCAACTAGTTGTGCCCGTGGTCCTTCCAATTTCATGGACTCTGTATATGACTCAGTGAATTTTTGGAACATGAGAGGATTTTGCACATAGAACCAATCGTTGATGCTGGTCTTTACTCGTCGAATGTATCTATCAGATTCCCTACACACTTCTTCTCTAGTTCTCAGGCCAGTAACATACCATTGTGTGTTGTTACTTGGAAATTGTTGAGTGTCAGATATCTCCAAATAAACATCTGGGCGCATTTCAAATATTTGTGTGTAGGCATCCATTTTACCTAGTAATTCATAACCTAACCGACGTTGAGAATTCCAAGAATTATTTCCAGTTTCATCACGAACAAGTATTTTTATTGTGGCATTTCTGTCTTTGAAATCTTCTTGCAGTGTTTCTAATTGTGAGTCTGTGACACTATCTTCCCAGGACATAAAATACCAGTCAACTTCTGGATAGCGAGATTCAAATACGTGAAATGTTTGATGTTTACAAAAATTCCAAGTTCTGAACTGTCCACGAATAACAACTGCAATTTTATTTTCCATACCTAATACGTTCTTTCAAAATAGTGGTAGAAATAATAGAGGTGTATGGCAAATACACCAATTCAATGTAATGTTCTCGAAGCCATTCTTCAGTAAACATCATTTGTTTATAATAGTTTTTATGTTTCCAATCATCTCCAATTGCAATGATATCAGGTTGTACTGACAAGATGGTGGGCTTACTATCCTCACTTGACAAATTTTTTACTATACGAGTGACATATTTGCAACCCATTAAACTCTCATAACGTTCTGCGTATGACAGTATAGGTTTCTGATTTTTATATTTTTCTATGAACTCGTCAGTGTTTAATGCCACTATCACCTCATCACCTAACTCAGAACACTGCCGGAGGAAGTTCATATGACCATAGTGAAATAAATCAAATGTTCCTCCGGTATACACTCGTATCATATAATAACTGTTATATTATACATATTTTAAAAAGTACTACATCCACCACCAATACAAGCACATTGACCTTCTTTGAAACTTTCAGAACACGTATCAAAACAACTAGACACACATGCGTCCAAACGAACTACAACTGTACCATCTTCTTGATGACTATAATATTGATCTGGTTCACTTGAATCCACTTCATTAGGGTCTATATTGTACACACCAAAACGAATTCCTCGTATCTCTAACGATTGATTGTTTTCATCTAATGCTTCTAAAAACATACGATACCCACCAACTAACAAATCTGCTGGTGGTGAAACTACCAACTCACCATTACTATTTCTAGTCACCCACGGTAAACAATCTCGTACGTGTGTACCAAATAAAATATCATCGATACGTACGGCTACTGCAGGAGATAACACGGTTATAGGAATAATCAATTCCGTTCCACGTTGTATTTTGTAATAAACTTGTGTCGGTGAAGTGAATAATTCTTCGTGTGCTAGAGCTTGTGCTAAAAGATTGGGGGTAGTACCATATATTGTTTCGTTTCTAAACAACATATCCGGCAAACCTGCGGCAAGGAATTCACTTTGTATTTCTGCTGCTGTTTTTGTTGGATATGCGGAGATATATTGACAGATTAATCCACTAACTAGAGCTGCCGCAAATGATGTACCTGACCCCAACATAAGTCCACCGGAAACATTTGCATATTCTACATCTATTCCTGGCGCAGTAATATCTACATCAGGCCCCCAGTTTGACCCTGCAGCTGGACCCCAGTTAATTACTCTGTCGTATGCATCACATGCACCAACACCTATTACGGTGTTTAATCCCACAGGAGACAGTAAGTTTGCATCTGACACAGTATTACCTGCCGACGCAACTACTACCAATCCCGCGTCCTTCAATTCTTGAATTTTTAAATCAAGAATTTGACTTTTTGCAACTGACCACGAACAGTTTACAACTTTTACAACTGTTGGAGTTACATTGTGGTCAGTAAGTATTACATTGAACGCAGTTAATAAATCACTAACTGGTATGGGAACTCCACTTTGAATTTTTACTGATTTTAAGACGGCGTACTTAGATGCACCCACTACCATTCCCGCAACTAAACTAGCAATAGCAGTTCCGTGACCTATAATGTCTTGGAAATTTTCATCATATGAATATAAATTGTTTGGAGTAAGATGTGTTAGTTCTGGATGTGTCCAGTCGATACCGGAGTCCACAACATACACAACCACGTTATCGCCATAATTTCTTGGGGTATATACATTTCTCATAGGTAACATCTTACTGTTTACTCTATTTAATGCCCAAGCACCCAACACAGGCGTGGTTTCTATATCTTCCTCAACTACAAGTATTTGTGCAAATTGAGAAAAATCAGAACTATCCGAGGTAACATTTAAAACCTTAAGAGCTTCAAATGTTTTGTTAACAGTGATACCTGCGGAGGTAAGACTGGTAACAAGATTTGATGTGTCTCCGGTGTAAACTACATTATATACAGACATAAAATCTCCAAACTAGTGTATAATTAACTTTGCATTCCCCATACGCGTTCCATACAGAAAAAACAACCCCCACACGGAACATTTACTCCATCTTCATTTTTTACAGGAGCCCCGCAAGAAAAAGATAGATTAAATAAATCTAAAATATTTTCTTTCTGGTATATTTTATATAACTCTGGCTTTAACATTTCTATGAACGGACGTTTATGAAACTCATTATATTCAGTACCACGTACCGGCGGGGTATCGTACGGAATAATAACCGTTGGAACAAATACGTTTTCAGGAACCTTATTACACCCACTATACACATATCCTGGAAAGTCTATGAGTATCATTTCAACTGCTTGTCTAATAAATGTCTTTCCCCATCCATTTAACAAAATTTTCTTATTAAAATGTCGTTCTAACCAATTGTGGCAGTTAGTCATGTGTGGACTCTGAAAATCCAGCCTATGTTTCATAAAATGAAGAACTATCGGTATATCAGTATTTTGCTTTATCAACAGATACGCCAATAGTGAACTATCTGCCCCTCCAGAAAACAAAACATTTATTCTTTCACAATTCGCAGGTACATTTACTTGCATACTAATAAATATCGTTTACTTCCCCATTTCCTTCCGAATTTGGGTAGCAGAAATCGATTCAGTTTGTGGGTCCAGATTGATTTTCTCGACTTTATATCCCACATCCCGACCATAATAGACCCCAGTGATATTCGGGACAGACATTATATAGTATTTTCCACGGTACTTATTTTCCAGCTTCTTGTGGATTCCTTCGATAACCTCCACATAATTGAATGGGTTCTTTTCGTCGGTATTATAGGTGTCTCTGACCGCAATAAGTACCTGACCTTCCTTCTCCAAGATAGTCTCAAATAACTTCAAGTGCCCATCGTGGAATGGTTGGAACCGACCAATCATCAGTCCCGTAGGATTCTGCCAACCAAAATGTACGTCCACTTTCTTGATTTGTTCAATGATAATATCTGCTTGTGTATTTGTGTCTATCCATCCATTCACCAATACATTTACCTTTTCGGGTACCTCAAACACTCTATTGGTATCCTCAAATCTCCCAGCATCTATTGTATTCATAAACACAATAAAATCTGGTAAGAAGAGTTCACGGGTTTCTTCTGTGGGACAGACAAAATCTGCCACCGTATGATACGTTTCTGACATATCACAAAGTTCCCGCATCCGATATGCTTGACGTTTACGACCAGTTTCAGAAAAGTCCCAATCGTTGAACTGTTTCCGTACTTCGTCTGCATTGAAGTAAGCGGCATCTAACTTTTCCGCCAATACCTTAGATAATGTAGTCTTTCCAGACCCAGGCAATCCCATAACCAAAATTCTCATATATTATTCCTCGTTCTTATTAGTAAGACCAAATTTAATCCACTTATACCACGCCCGTTCGTGTAAAAAATAATTGACGGGTTTGACTATTAATTCTGTGGCCCCTATCGCGGATGATAGAGATATACTACCCGTAAATATATACGAAATAATAAATGTTGTCAAGGTACCTACTATTCTATATGTAATTGCTTTTGCAATATGTCTTTTTATATGAACTGTCATAATGTATTAATACACTCCTCATATAGTTTATTAAACTCATCAATATCTTCTAACATATCATCATCGCTGATAATTGGTAGTGTGTAATTATTATATACTGTTTCTGTTTTGTGTAACTTTAAAGTTTCTAATAAATAATTTGGATTGGTTATGATTTCTGTATCGTAAAAACTGTATTTACAGAATCGTTCTAGTCTCATATGTTTTTTGTATGCGAACACTTTTTGTTCTATTTTATATCTTTCAAATTTTAACTTACCTTTCAACTCCAATCGTTCTTCTCTTATACCAAAATAATTTTTTGTCACGTTGCCTATTAATGAACCAAGTATTTGTTTTCTAATGTTTTTTGGTTTTAAAAAAATCAATTGATACGGTGAATTATTAAACCAATTAAATATATTGTAGTTATAGTTAGTTAATAATTTTATCAATGGTAACGGTTTACTAATCAACAAACGTTGATAAATAATTTCTTGGTTTTCTAATCTAGGTGTATAATTTTTATTATATGGATTAAATGGTTCTATATCTCCGTAATCACAGTTTAAATTATTTCGTTTCAGTGCGTCATCAATTATGTGCCATGTAAGTGTAGAAGCAGTTTTAGGTAATGCAACTATACAATACATATTAATATCTCTATTATCATTGTATCCCTCTGTCTAATATATCTAGTTCTTTGAAGGCCCATTCTCTTTCCTTGCATTGCCAACAGACATTACATCTACCATATTCTAATTCTGTGCACGTATGAGTTAGTAATATTAAATCCATTATATCATAAGTTATATATCCTCGTAAGATATCTGTTTTATATAACTCAAAAAATGGTTGTAAATGTTTGGAATTTGTTCTTTTAGTACGATTGGGTCCGCCAGGCAATATATTTTCTGGATATGAATTTCCTGCAAAGTATAAAACATCGTACATTTCTTCTATTTCCTTTAAAGAATGGTTTATTATTTGAGAATGATATACTGATGGATTTCCTATCAACTGTGGTTCTGGTATGTTTTTATTTAGTTTATTATTTACCCACGTAACAATCGGTACGACGTAATGTTTCGCACCATCTGTTTTTGGAACAGTGAACGGAATTATTTGATTAGTTAAATTTTTAGCTAGTAGATATAATAATAATGCACTATCCATTCCACCAGACAACATTATACCTACCATATCAGTAGGTTTGATACGTTCTATTTTTAACAATTCATTTGTTATCATACAACATATCCAAAAATTTTTACACTAAGTTTATCGTATTGTTTGTTGAACTCATCAATATTTTCTAGCATATCTTCATCTGAATAGTATGGTGCCACCCGTTTATATCTTGTAGTAACTAATGGTAAATTCAATTTAGTTAATACGTCAGTTGTATGCGTGAATAAATACTCATCATAAAAAACATAGTCGCATCGTGTTTCATATTCCATATGAAGTTTGTAATGAAAAAAACGTTCTTCTATTAATTCATCAGAAAACTTTAATTTACCCACAAATGGCTCTCTTACATCCTTTCTATTCGTTCCGTTACTGTATGTTCTGAAATGTTTTTCTACCAGTGCTTTCAATAAACGTTTTCTATAATTTAAAGGTTTTATAAAAATCGTAGTGTATTTTTGGTGCTGTATGAATTTATCCGCTAACCACGGATAATGATTGATAACCATTTTCACGGTTGTCGGTGGTTCGTTATTAGTGAACTCTTCAAACTTATGTTCAATATCATTTAAAGTGTTGAACTCAGGATTGAATGGTTCTAAATGTGTACCTATGTGTCTTGGGTCAAGATATGACAAGCTACTATTAATTAAACTGTGTAAATATCTTGAGCCTGTTCTCGGTAAGTGGAAAACACAATACATTATTTATTCGTGTGGTTATATCCGTAGTCTTCCCCGCCATTTCCTACGAAATGCCCATCCCAAGTTTCTTCTTCATATAGCTTGTGATGTGAATATTCGTTGGATTTATAAGTACTTCTGTGTGGTGGATTGTCTTTATCTGGATCAGAAGTACTGATATAATAGAAGAACCTGATAGCACACCGACCAATATCATCTGGTGCATTTACCGCACTTACTCTGTGATATGGTCCGTGCTTAATATTCTCGTTGATAACAAATCTATTAAATCTTGGTGCCACCGATTCAATTAGTTTTGCGTTCGGATTAACATCTATATTATCATCATAATATTGAATATGTCCACCCCATTCGTCTTGCCAGTCTGGGGTAATGTACAACAATGATGTCAATTTTCTATGTAATCGGATACGGTCATTCCAGTTAAAGTCGTAATGGCACCCAAGTGTGTTACCATTTCTGATAATCGAATATCCCGAACCAACTAAATGTGGGTCTGGTAGTAATCCAACGATACCAGTCATTTGTTCTAGTTCATATAAGAACTCACCGGAGTGCATAATATCATATGTAATCCTGTGTGCGGTCGGTAAAGAAATCAAGTCGTTAAACTCTTCCATACGAGAACCCGCGCGAGTAAACACAGTCCATCCGCCCTTTGGTGCGTTTACACATTCTTCATATAAAGCCCGAACGGTGTTTTCGTCCAAGAAATTATCAATTTTAGTTCTGCCAAATCCATATTCGGATTTATTAAAATCCCATTCTGTTTTTTTATTTATCATAATCTGTGTTTTATGACCTCATTGAAAAAATTCCATTGTGCTTCGTGTATAGGATGTTGTCCAAATACATTTTTATCCGCCGATTGATACGTACCAAAATGATTTACTCCATACTTGTGTATAGTGTATTCATCAAGCCCACCAAACTTACTTTGCATGTGTTCATACAAACAAAATTTACTAAAATCTATATTAGACCACTCTCTGGGACATATCTTTTCTAATGTGAATGTGTCATTAAATTCTGGTATGTCGAAACCTTTATATTCAGAATATATATGTGATAATCTACCATCTTTTTTATAAACCCAACCATCTAATGTATTATTCATCAAAAACATTACAAATTTTTTATCTTTCAAAATATTTTGTATTTCAACAATAGCATTCAGATAATTTCTAATGTGTTCTTCTATTGGCTTGGAAACGTGTGAGATATGTTCGGTTTTCCACCACTCTGATGAAAAATTAGAGGACATTTCTTTTTCTTCTTGTCCTTCCGAGAAAAAACACCATTTATGGTCTTTGTCGAAAAATAAATTTCTAGGTTTTATTAATGTTGGAGATTGCCATTCTAATCCTTTTGGAATTTGTTTATTCAATCTACCTATTTGAGTTATACCCACAACCCAATTTTCAGTTGAGTGCTCTTCCGTACTTTCTAAATACTTAACCATTTCCAGTATTGTTTCTATCGAGGCACCATCATATGAAAATCTAAGCGTACTAGTTTTTTTATAGTGTTGATTTAAATCAAGAGCATAAGAACAACCAATAGAAAGTATAGTTTTCATCTTACATTTCCAATGTTTTTAATAAAAATTCCTTTATAAACTGAATACTAGCATACTCCGATGGGTGCGGGTCATAATATGTGGTTCCCGCAACTGTGTCATCCGTCCATCCCCTATATCTATCGTGTATCTCTATATTTGATCTAATCCATTCACTCATGCCGCCCCATTCTATATCTGACCAAAGGAAATATTCTCCATCTGGTAACTGTCTGGGAGGAGAACTCCATTCGTAAGGATCCTCAAATTGAAAACAATTTGATGCAATTATGTCCCACTGCTTTTTAGACTTAAACCAATGTATACCAAACGATTGAAGTTTATTTCTATGATAATCGTTTAACTCAGAGTCCTTCCACTCAGCCCATCCAATATACTGTACTAGTTTTATATTATTTTTATTGGAAAATTCTCTTGCTTCGGATAAGGTACCATACCATTCTTCCAAATAATCATACAATGGATTATCAGACGTTTCTAATATTTTATAATTTTCATCCCGAGGACGAGTAAGAGATGACCACTGTAAAATAGCTATAGAATCTGATTCTGCGGTTTTCTTAAAAGTATCAAAAATCAATCCGTTACCGGAACTAGCTAAACCGTGATTATGATAATCATACTTGTCCGTAAACAAGTTATGTAGTTTAAATGAACGAATGTTTTCTGTGAACGAACACCCATAATGAAATAGTTTTTGTTTCATATTATTTCCAAAGTAAACTTACAAGAATTATGGTTAGTGAAAGAAGTAGTTGTACAAACGTCTTTCCTGTAAATGGTTGATTAAAATGATAAGGATAAAGTATTGCTGCTACCATTATACCAGTAACGAAAAACAAAAATCTGTTTGACCACATCTCACCGTTGAATGCTTTAACCCCGTAATGAGATGCGGAAATCCAGAAAAATGCGGACGCTGCTGCTAGTATGTATGGCGTCGGCATTTTAATCCAATTAGGATTCTTAAATTGCCAATACATAATATACCAGTGACCAAATGAACCTAAAATAAATAATCCCAGAGAATAGAAAAAATAAACTAAATTTGTCATACGTAACTCTTAAAAACATTTTGTTCTCGTAAATCTTTGTATAACCAACTTCCACCACACGGAGAGTTCCAATCTTTAATTTTGTCGGAATGAAATATTTCTAATCCACGCTTGGCTTGTTCTGGAGTCATATACATATGCCAACCTACACACTCAAATTGGTCATCAACGTACATTTTGTTCTTATGTCTACCATCATAAATCATAGGGCGTGCCCATTGTTCAAACTCTTTATCGTTGGTCAGAATCATACCACCCGTTCCGATGTTCAAAATTTTCTTAAGATGAAAAGATAATATGGTATACTTTTCTTGGTACATTCCCTTATAAAATGCGGTAGCCGCATCAACAATAGAAGTATTTCCAATATTGTACAACCCTTGCCAATCAATATCTACGAATACTGGTGTATTTCCTGATAGTATAATTTGGTTCGGTACAGACACATATGTTCTCGCCGGAATATGTATGCGTTGATTTTGTATACCCAGATAGTGTAATACAAGTCGTATTGCATTGGTGTTGGAATCACACGCAACTGCATACCGTGACCCACAATACTCTGCTATAGTATTTTCAAAATGTGTAACCCAGTCCCACGAATCACTTATTGAATATTTCATTAACATTTTGTTGAATTTGGTTAAAGTGTCTATCTTTTATTTTGTAAATTAGATTATAAAAATTATTTTGTACCCTATTGTAATTTTTTACATAGAAATTGTGTAATTCTTCTAACGACATATTTTTAATAACTTGTAAATTTCTATCCAGTTTACTTAATGTTTCTGCTTTGCTGTTTACAACAGTGTTATCAAATAAATCATCGAACATATCAAATCCTAACTTTTTTAAATATTCAACTAGATTGGGTTGTCCATATATCAATGGAATATTAAACCCAGCGAATGCTTTAAATGATTTTTCTGATAAGGATACCACGTTTGTACGTTCTATATAATTTGTTTCAGATGTAATCGAAATATAACTTTGCCAAGAATATATAAAGGGAATTAAGAACGGTGCAGCAAATACCCCAGGTTGGTTCTTTGGTTCGTATGTTTCTAACAAATAAGGAACTTCAAGGTTAGATAATCTGGTTTCTAGTTCTTCTATGGTTATGTCCAACCAGTTAGCTGTTGTTTCTTTGTGTTGGTCATTCTTTAAAAATTTTGTGTAATCTAAATAAGAAAAGAAACCATCATCTAACATATTATGCGTTTTTATCAATTCGTACGCAGCTAATCTATGCGGTTTATGTATGCCATTTAGAAAATTAAATTTCTTAATTTTTCTTAGATTATAGTTCGGATGGTACATTCTGTACATCGATTCATAATTTTTCTGTAGGTAGGAATTTATAACATAGTATGGAAATATCTTTTTATTAAGTTCTTCATAATCATTTGTAGTGAACGAATTAACGACATAACTTATATTTTTTATACCTTTGCTAGTCGAGTCTACTAAAAATGTAAAATCTAATTCGTGGTAAAAAAATATAAAAAATACGTTCGGATATTTTTGACAAAGTTGTTCATCATATAATAATAATGACTGCTTGTCTTCAAATGCATCTAAATTACAGGCAAATACTTTAATATCTGTATTTTCTGTCAGTATTTTATCTACAGCCTCTGGGGAAATTTTGTTATTGCCTTCTATTTTATGTACCGCAATTTGTTTCCCTTTAAACAAAAAATCTTTAATAAAGTATTCTAATGTTACATATTGAAATGGTTCCTTATTACTGGGCCACTGTGAATCGAACGGCCAACCATCTATATCCAAAACATATATCACTCTATGTATCTCCCATATTGTATATTGGCCCAAACTCTTTCAAAAAAATAGAAAACAAAAAACCCAGTAATATTCATGTATATCGCATTGAGTAAATTGTTTGTAGTTAGGTTCATAGTTAAAATTAAAAATGAATTTAATATCGCAACCAATCTCCAACTAATAGTTTTAAACATAGTTCTTTTCTTAGTTTCTATTACTCCCATAAAAACTTCCAAGACTTAACTATATTATCATAAAAAAACTTTTGCCCAGTGGTAGATGGATGAAAATCACCTTTACCCACCAATCCTATCTCTTTTCCTAAATTAGATACTATGTACTCGTTCATTCCACCATTATCATTAAATCTCCAAAAATTTTCATCATAAATTGAATCTATTATCTTTTTATTTTCGTATTCAATTTCCGTAGTAATTTGCTGCCATCCCCAGAACATTATGTATGGAATCTTTTTGTTTTCCAATAGTGCCTTCGTCATCAATATTTTTATTAGAGATGCTGTATAAAAATGTGAAGAAGTTTCATTTATCACATCCATAAGAGGATTGTTACCTGTTACCTGCCCTTCTGGCTTACCAGTAACGTACTCCTCCATATGTGGTGCGAATTGTAATTCTCCATGCTGAACTACTCTATCGATGAAATCTTTTTTATTCAATGAATAAGACCTACCTATAGCTGACCATTGTATTATTACATAATCAACTTCAAAATTGTATCTTATTAATTCTTCGACAATAGATTGCGCAATCATACCTTGGCCAAATGAACTCTGCGCACGGTTTATGATTTTAAATTTTTCTTCAAATTCGTCCATCAAAAAATCCGTCCACGGCTTCCATTTTGGTTTACGACTTTCTGTTGGAGGGCCTTGATACTGTGAGAAGGAACATCCTCCTATTAATAATTTTTTCTTCATGTATTCTCCGGCAAAAACCAACCTTTATTCAATAGATTCTTATATATCGTATTTGCTATCAGTTGCATGCCCAGCGGTCCAGCATGACCTCCATCGATATTCCAAGCTGTTCCTATTTGCTTGAATAAATACAATCCCCAAAGTACTACGTCATCTATCTTATATTTTGTATCTATAGAATCAAATATCCATCCTGCTTTTATATTTTTAAAATCAAAAATAAAGTCAGTATTTGCGTGAGTGGTGGTTGGTTGGGTTGACCAGAATCTTTTTACCATTTCGTAATCATCGTCGGTATCATAATAATTTGTAAAATTTAATTTATATGACAAAAATGGAGAATACCCATCAACAATTATATGGTCAAGATTTAAATTTTTAAGGAACAAGTGAAACGAATTTATTCGCATAGCCCAATGTAACATGATTTCCTCAAAAACTGCTTGTACATCTAACATGCCTTCTTGCAATTTCCAGTAAAATGAACCTTGATTATGTCGGTCTATAGAACGCTTATGCTCTGGAAAAATTGATATTGCTAATTCAGACATAGATACATCTTTGGTAGTATATATCCTTGCTTTGTCTTGTCCAAAATATGTATACCAATCATTAAATCCATGAAATAACACATTGATAGGTGACATATACTTTATGTTCCATTTTTCCCACACATCTGTTCTACATGTAGAAACCTCTTCGTAGTTCACTCGCCTATCCAACATTGATTTTTGTAGTATGAAAAAACATTCATCAAGTATACTTTTGTTATTTTGTATAAATGATGTTATATTTGTTTCCACCGAGTACCAACCAGTAGCTGGAGTAGACAAATTTATTAGTGTCAGTCCTAACTTATCTGCTAATAATTTCGCATAAGTTTGATTGGCAGGACAGTGCTGACCGTATGATAACGAACATCCACACACTACCAAATATTTATATTTCTTCATGTTACCAGCTAATTTCCCAATCTTTAAATTCAGCCGCTAAACAATCAATCTTGTAGTCCTTCCGACCACCAACGATTTCTTGAATCTTGTTCTTGGCGGTGTTACGAATACCATTGATACCGTGGGTAAGTTCAAGATTGTTACCCTCCTTGATACCCTTACGATAGTTTGATTCGTTATGCCAAATGTGTAGATTCATCTGTGCCAATACTACAATAGCACGAATAGTTTCGGCGGTAATCGCACCTTGCTGTTCGTCCAGTACTAGTTGAATATCGTGAACAATATCTTTAATTTCTTGTGAATACTCACCCTTATGTTGTGGGATGAATACTTCTTTCAGCTGCGAAATAGATAGTCTATCCACAAGCTCTGCTAAGGTGGGCAAATACTTTCTTTCACTCATAACACTTCCTCACTTTATTATAATAAAATTATTTAATACTAGTACGCCAATATCGGTACTTATAAATGTATCATATGCCATGCGTGGTGTCAAGACCATCGTTTGACCCCGAACATTAAATGATGTATTCAATAGGATGGGTGGATTACCCGATACTTCTGAGAACTTCGTAAGTAACTTATGGATGGTAGGGTTCTCAGCCCGTTTCACACTCTGTATTCTAGCCGTACCATCGACATTTGACACTTCTTTCAATAAGTTTCGATGTTCTTCCTTGACATTAACCACTTGGTTCATATACGGAACATAGTCCTCTTCGTGAAAATATTCAGATTGAATATCATAGCGGACCATAGGTGCAAACGGACGAAACCCTTCTCTCTTCTTAATGATACTGTTTACCTTATCTCTGGTTCCATCGATGAATGGGTTTGCTAGGATTGACCGATGCCCTAATGCTCTTGCACCGAATTCAGACTTACCTCTGAGCCACCCAACTACTTTCCCCTTCTGTAATTCTTGGGAAACCAGTTCGTATAATTTACTATCACTGACTTTCTTTAGCTTTACTCCTGGTAGTTGGTTGATAATATCTTCGTCAGAATATTCTGGTCCTAGGAACGGGGTTTCTTTTACCCGATGTTCAAATCCATTTTGGTGTCGTAAATATCCTAGTACGGCACCAACAGACGACCCAGCATCAGATGGAGCGGGTGGTATCCATAATTCTGTAAACGGAGTGATGTTCTTTATTTTACCGTTAGCCACCCCGTTGTATGCACATCCACCACCGAGGCACAAGTTTCTGATATCGGTTTCTTTGGCTACTTGGTCTAACAACGAGAACAAATTATGTTCGTATACCAGTTGAGTTGCTGCGGCAATATCTTTATGGACTTGTAATATTTCTTCTTCTGGGAGTCTATTTGGGATTCCTAATTCCTTTGATAAGTTCTCATTGAACATTACTTCATTAGACTTGTCCCATACAAAGTGTTTCATACTTAAACTACTAACTCTGTCGTAGTATATGTGAGGATTACCAAACCCAGCTAGCCCCATCAACTTATATTCGCCGTTGTTGGGTTTGAACCCTAAGAACGAAGTCATCGCAGAGTAAAATAGTCCCAATGACTGTGGGTATTTCATTAGTGGTTTGAATGTAAATTTACCGTCTTTGACAATCGCTACGGTTGCGGTATCTGTTTCCCCCACACCATCGACCGATACAACTACTGCATCTTTGAACATAGATGTATAGTACGAATAATATAGATGGGAATGATGATGTGGCTGGTAATAGACATTATTCCCAACCTCTTTTCGTAGAGTTTGGGCATTCTTATACCAGTTTATCAAGGATTGTTTAGTAAATGAAAACGACGAAATAGGATGTCGGATGTAGTTTTTGACTATTCTGCCCAGCTTTAGTGCTGGGGTTTCGTAGAAGCAAAACTTTTCTATTTCATCTAAACGTATCTTGTACGTGTCTAATATGTAACGCAATCCGTTGTGGGGGAACGACGAATCGTGTTTTTTGCCAGTAAACCTTTCTTCTTCACACGCAAAAACCAATTCACCATCCTTGAACAAACAAATAGACGAATCGTGATAGAAACACGATATTCCAATTATGTACATCAAACCTCCTTAAATAAAAACTCCGCCCATAACTTGTGGGACAGTTTATCGGGGTGATTTCTAGGTAAAAATCCACCCCCGTTCTCCTTTATATAATTATACATCGTCTTGCTTCTAAACGAGTTTGGAGTGAGTTTTAACAAAGAATTTGTCGATAATTGGTAATTTTTTCTACCAAAAGTGTCTATTTTATCCGTTGGTTCGTATAAGTCTTCATATTCATAGAACACATTGAAAAAATAATGAGGAATTGTATTTACTGTAAGAAATGCATGTAAAGCATTAATATGGTTTAGCGTTCGTATATAAGATGGAATAAGTTCTGTTTGATGCAATACGAACTCATCTTCTGTAGTTCTATGTAAGTCTGGATTGCCCCACTTATCATATCCTGTCCACAATCTTTCTTGAATGTATTGTTGTCCGTTCCACCATTCAAATCTGGTAGGGGAGGTCCACCCAATAATTATAAGGATTTCATCTGCGCTGACCCAATCAGATTCTTCACTCCATATTTGTTTAGTGTCTAACCAATGAGAGACATCTCTCATCGTTTGTCGGTAGATATAGTCGTTTGACACCCCAGCAGAAGCATTGTTGCAATCAACCATTTTCAACTTATCTGCTAATAACTTTGAAAATCTTTCCTCTGTTTTGTTTTCTAATTCTGCTCCCCAGATAACGGAATCTCCATTGGAATATAGTACTTTCATATCATCGTAGGCTTTTTCCACTAAGCCTTTCCCAAAATTTCAATTCTGTTTCTCCGCAATCACCTATCATAATATCTAATAATAATTTTCTATTATGTTTAATATAGTGATAGTTTTCTTTTCTAAATTTGTTTAATTCTTCAATAGATGTGTTTGCTACAAACTTTGCTATTTTTGAAACCGATTCTGTATTTTGACTTAAGGTATTTGTTAAATAATCTATGTCAAAGAACTTTTTAAGATAACTAAAGTCAAATCCAATTTTTTCCATATTTCTATAAAATAATCCATCGGTTATGATGAACGGAAATACTCCCCCAAGTATAGGCACTATACATTTTTCACTGAACTGTATTTCTTTTAGCAGTTCATAATCACGTGTCATATCATATTCATAATATAATTGTCTTTCCGTTTCGTTTGTTATTGAAAATATGCATTGTCTATGATAATTTATAATATCCAATAACACTTCACTTGCGTTTACTTGTTGTGTTTCTCTGGTCCAAGAATCAATATACCATGGGAGTTGTATATCCGCATACCTACGTATATCATTTTTCAAGTTACGAGAAAATAGAGGTTCATTTGATGGTACATTTACTCCACCATCCTCTCTCATAGAAATTATGTTCTCTTTTCTTAGTAAATTGTGGTCATTGTATTCTTTTAATATTCTATCAAATACCAACAATCTATTAAAGGTAACTTTATTATTCAACGAAATTAGTTTTTTGTTTCTAAAGTTATCATCCGGTTTATTAAAAACATCTACATCCACTATACCCTCTGAGGCATCTAACGCAGCAAATGATCTAAGTTTTAATTCCAACGGTACAGTATTAGTACATGGATAGTCTGTTATATTACAGTCCAGATACCATATCTGTGAAGATTTTATACCATATTCTTTTTCCATAAAATCAAGAAAATGTATAAATGTTGTTGTAAATACTCTTTCATGAAACAGTTTTATAAAAAATCTTTTTCCCTTCTTATTGATTTCCCTCAACCATGACCAAGTTTCATCAACTGATTTTACATAATCTTCCATTTTTTGGAATGTGTCACTATAACCTACGATATTGTGAAATACACCAGAATGTCTGAGTACATGCTCATAATTGAATATGTTCATATCACCCAAATATATAAAATCTGCATCTTCAACATTTTCTACTCTATCAAACTTTATTGATAAATTTTTTACATAGATATTTCCATCTAAATTATACGAATGTTTGTCAGAATAATATTTGATGAAATTGTTGTATCTGATATAATCCGTGATTATATCTGCTACGATTTGATTTCCCTTGTAACCTATGTGATTATCTTCACTATCAGTTTCATTATATATTAAAATTTCAGAATATCTTGCATATTCCCATACACAAGTAGGACCGGTTGTTGCCCAACCATTAGGAGAAGCTTTTGCTATTGCTTCTTTAAATGCATAAAATAGATTACATTTTTTCGGAATAACTTTTTTAAACTGTTCGTACAATCCAAAATCCAAATGACTTGGCATTGAAACAAGATAATCTATCTTTCTACTGTTTAAAAATTCCAAAAATAATATTAATCGCTTGAACTCAGATTTATATTGCTCATCTGGATCATAAAAATTAGAGAAATATCCATCTATCGCTGACTTATATTTTAGATTCCAGTCGATTTGCTCCTCTACATCGTCTTCGAAATATTCTTTGACCAGAGTAAACGGGTACTCTCCTTGTCCATTCCTATGTGCGTTCAACACACCATAGTCTTGCCATTCAAAAACATACCAATCTAGACGTATACCAACCTGTGGTTCTAATATAAAGATTGTTTGGTCTACTATATCTTCATTAGCTAATATCCAATCTAGGGTGGTTCGTATCAATCTATCGATACCACTACCACTTTTAGCTTCGTTTATTAGTTCAAGATTCAATTTTTTTGCGATAAAATAAGGATAAGAACACTCAATTTGTGTATCGGGCAATTTGATTCCTTTTTGTTCATAAAATGGCCGTACATCCGTTCTTTTTTCTATTGGTTCAAACCCACCACCTGCAGTCACGGAAGAACCATTCGCATATAGATATTTCTTTTTGTATAAGTTCATAATTTTATCAACTTAAGAAGTTCTGTTCTAACAAATATTCCCATCATTTCAGCGGAAGGATGTCCCCACGAATTTCCACCAGTAGCATATAAATACTCTTCAAACGTTTTTGCTTTATATTCATCGAACTCTTGGAATACAGGTATATTATCATCTCTAGTATCTATGGCCCATTCCAGTAATCCCTTATAATTTTCATGATGCCAGTGTCTATCAGACTTTATTGGTAACTTGTCAAGGTATGGTTTTAAAACTTCAATTTTATCCATCCAAATATCTGTGGTTGGATTACCATATAACTGCAAGCTATTACCATTTTTTGTAAAATTGGACTCCGATTGGTGGGAAAAGTTATCCCACATATTCATGTAATACGCATCAATGCCCAATTCTTTACAAGTTTTTTCTAGTAATAACCACATTTCTAACCAAGGCATAACGGTATTGATATGGTTATCCCACATAATTTCCGCTTGCCAGTACTTTATCGCATTATATATACCAAATTTTTCTATTGCACTACCAGGTCCCATCGGGGGGTCAAACCCACCTGTCAAATAAAACACTCCGGGTGTTGTTTCCCAATTATTATGATAGACCAATGTGTGCCCCATACTATGAGAATATTTATCCATCTGTCTACTCATATAAATTGCTTGTCTAGTACCAGATGACCATTGGAGTATAATCTTTATATCTTTTGGGTCTATGTTTTCTTTCAACAAACGATTTATGTGATATAATATAATTCTACACATTGACACATTATCATTAGTTGCTCCACCATAATTTAAAACACAATACTCATTTCCAAGTTCTTGCTGTAAATAATACGGCCAAGAACGTCTTTTGTGTTCCGTATCTTGTTGCGGTATATCTGGATTCAATCTTATATTGTTTGTAAATGAACATCCCGTAGCTAATATATATTTCATTTTGTTCTATAGTCGTATGTTAGTTATAGTTTTGTAATCGGTTCCGTGTAAATCATCTAGTTTTGTAACCAATTCATTAAGTAAACTGATTTCATGTGTAGGTGAACTATTCATATAATTTACTATCGCCGTCAACTGACTTTTTGTAATCTCTGATGAAATATTATTTATATTTTTTGTAAACATATCCGTAATTCTTCTTTTATCAGTATCGGACATATTGTTTACTGACATCAATGGACCCCATGCATAATAAAAATTAATACAATCTTCACTATCAATGAATTTATTTTCCATCATAAAATTTATAAATTCAAATATGTGTTCTATGTTAAAAATTGTAGTAGTGTACTGAAAACTATACGAAATATTATCTATTTGTCCTGTTGTTGACTTTGATATTGCGTATGTTTGTAATTCTTTTAAGTTTTTTATAAATGTAGTATGATTAAATCCAACTCGTTGGTATTCTCCTACATTACCGATTCCGTCACATGATATAGCTAAGTGTACGCGTTTAAATTTCTTCCAATACTTCACAAAATCATAATCACGATATTTCAAAACTGACAAGTTGGTATTATAGTGCATCGATAACTTTTTACGAGCACCCAATCCATTAGTGTCATTGGTATCCTCTAAATTTTCACTTAACCAAACCAACAAGTTGTAATGCTTCTCATTAATTAATGGTTCACCACCTGCAAAATATACACTCTTTAAATTTTTTAAGTACGGTAGTAAATCTTCGATAATTGTTTTACTTGCTTCTATTATCTTTGTGTTCTCGTTTGTCGCATATATATGATGATTTCCCACTTTTATTTTCTGGGAATCCTCATACCAATGGGAAGAAAAGGAATGATTACACATTCTACACTTAAAATTACATAGATTAGAAAATCTAATATCGATATGCTGAAACTCGATAGGTACAGAATAATCTTCGTGTATCACGGGAGTAGTCCATTCACATGGACCACCAATTGTAAGATTGTTATTATAATTATGTCTAGGGGAAAACTCCCCCGCATCCTCTTTTTTATAGCATATATCACACATCTTGTTACGTTTTCCCGTTAACATATCTTTTCTGAGTTGTTTATATTCATCAGAATTAAATATATCCTCTAGATTTTTATCCCGCAAAGATTGTTTATTGTCAAATCCACCTGCGATACAGCAAGGCTTTACCTCACCGTCTGGTTGGGTGTAGAAATGTACGAATGGCAATATACAAAACGTTTCTTTATTATGCATGTAATATCAATGCTTGTACACGAACGGATCACGCTTTCTTAATTCTTCTAACCGTTCTTTGTATAATTTTTCTAACTGCTTCTTTTTTTTCTTTTCTAAATAAGAATTGTATATTTTTTTAATAAACTTAAACATAATACTATTTCTCCTATTGTCTTTCTTCTAAAAATTGTATAATAGATTTTGCTAAATGTTGATGTTGTTTTAATGTAGGGTGACCGTTTCCAGTTTTCACAAACTGCTGTGATATGTTTTTAAATTCGAATGAATTCTCCCACTTGGTCCATATTTGATATTTTCTATCATCTTCTCCAATTAAAGGAATTCCTTTTTTATCTATAGGTATAATTGAATTGTGTAATTTATAACTTGTTTCGTTATCCCATGAATCTATGTAATATATTTTTCGTTTCCCAGAAGCTTCCCAGTGTAAAATATGATTGACATAAAAATCATGTACTAAATTGGAATACCAGATTCCTCTTACATTAATAAGAGCATCTAAAAAATCGTTGTCAGTTGCCTTTCTATTTGTTTTTTTTTCGAAAAATATTAAAGCTTCTTTTTGATTATCAGTTAAATTACCATTTATAAGTGCTGCTATAACGTGTTCTACTTGTTCAAAATATCGATGATATCCCGTTGCTTTACAAAAGTCACACACACAACTAAAACTTCCATGAATAGGCTCTCGGTCAAGTATAGAAAATTGAATAATAATGGTGTCAATTCTTATATCAGGATCAAATAAAAACTTATGTGCAACATTAATATACCCCGCTACACATCCTCCATTTGTGTCATTAACACAATCAATTTTACCAAAATGATTAGCAACTAATCTAGAAAATCTATTTTCTTCACGAAAACGAATACCATCTTCGTCTTGTTTAGTTGATAATGTTGGCCAACCATTTTGTTGGGTTCGTTCTTCAATCCATTTAGGTGTATCACAATAAAGTTCTAATCCCTCTCCCCATGTAAAACTATCACCTAAAAATAATATTCCATTTTGCATATTAATATACCTCAGGATATTCGTTTATGATATAGATACCTGGTGTGTTTATTGCTGTATTATAATTTTTTCTTACACTTTCTACTGTTGTGCAATCTAGTAAGGTTATCGTTTTTAATATTTCACCAAACGGCTTTATGTAATTTGCCTTATGTTGATGGCCCGGGTCCAGAGGTTTATCCGAACCTTTACCAACACGTATAATCACATGAACATTTTTACCGGTCATAAGTGTGTACTTATCAAGGTGATTTACCAATTGGTTCATCGCAGAAATTACAAAGTCCCACCGTGGATAGAAACTTACTACTAATTTACCAGCCATAGCCATACCCAGTGTCATTCCCATCTGAGTTTCTTCCATAACGGGAGTTTCTATCATTCGTTCTTTTGGTAGTCCCTCAATTGTTTTTGACATAGGATTACCGTAGTACACGATTTGTTGACCGATGAAAACTGTTTCTGGTTTATCCATCAACAGTTTCATAGCATTTGTTAATTCATCTTTGTAGCTCATGGCTGTGAATTTGGGTTGAATTGGTGCTTGTTTTCCTTGTACCACCGCAATGCATCTGCCAAGCCACTACGTAAGTCATACTTGGGTGACCATCCCAAGCTCTTTAACTTGGTGTTATCAAGTAATCGAACTGGAATCATTGGTGCCTTGTTGTTTACAAAGTTGACTGGATTTGTGTTACCTTCAATTTCCTTGATGGCATTCAAAACTTCTATAACAGTATATCCCTCTCCATACGACACGTTATAAATGTCATAGGTGTCTACTTTTTCAGCCACGGTAATAAATCCACTGACCATATCATCAACGTGAATTACGTCACGGACTTCTGTACCGTCACCCCAAACTGGAATTGGGTTGAGTCCATCTGCTACCTTACGGATATTAGCTGGTGTTACGTGACACTTTTCATAATCATACTTGTCATTAGGACCGTATGCGTTTGAAGGTCTGATAATTACACATTGCATAGGATTGTGGATTTGATTAGAAAAGAAATCACACAAAGTCTCACAATAACGTTTCATCCAACCTACCGCTTTATAGACTGGAACGATGTCTGGGGTTTGAACGTTTGTATCTTCTTTGCAAGGAATGTCACCCATATCTGGATACGTGGTATTTGATGAGATGAAAATAAACTTACGAACCTTATTCTTCCAACTCTGTTCCATAAGGTTCACATTCATTTCAACGTTTGGAGTAACGTGAAGAAGAGGATTGAACTTGGTATCAAGAGCGTTCGACGTATTAGCTGCACAATGAAATACTACGTCAACGTCTTTTGATACTACTTCACAAAAGTCTGCATCTTGTAAGTTACCCTTAATATGTTCTATATCTGATAAAGTATCACGTAATTCTCTATTCCAAGATGTAGCACGTAAATTAGTATACCCGGTTTCATGTAACATCTTCAATAAACGTGAACCAATAAATCCACTAGCTCCAGTAACTAAAATCTTATCTGTCTTATTCATAACTTACTTCCCTTTAAAATGTGTTAGATAGTAATCTATAGTTTCTTTCAATCCTTCTTTTAATGATACTTTTTGTTTAATACCAAACGATTCTGCTCGTTCAGTACTCATCAATCTCTTGGCATCACCATTTGGTTTTGTAGGATCCCATTCGATTGCAACCTTAACACCGTACATTTCTTCATATATTTCCACTAAAGTTTCTGCAAGTTCCTTAATCGTCACTCCAGTTCCACTACCCAAATTGATTGGTTGTGTGATACGTTGTTCGTATGCTTGGATGATACCATCAGCTACGTCACCTGCATAAATGAAATCACGAATAGGCGAACCATCACCCCAACATACTAATGGGTGTTCCTTTTCGCCAAACAATCTCTTAATTAATGAAGCGATAACGGTAGATTCTAGACCAAAATTATCGTGTCTGCCATAAATGTTGGCGGGTCTGACAATAGATGCTTTGTTCCAATTATAGGATACTTGGTATACTTCGGCTTGAAGTTCCCCAAGACGTTTAGCCCAACCAGCATACTTATCTTTTTCTGATGGGAAGGTCTTCCACACATCATCTTCAATGAATACTTCTGCGGGTTGGTATACGCCTACGGTAGACGTAAAAACGTACCACTCGACATCTTCGAGTCGAGCGGCTTCCATCATATTGGTATTAAATTGTAACATTGGGACGAAGTAATCTGCGGGTTGTTCCATCGCTCTCTTGGGGGAACCCTTTACTCCGGCTATATGAAATATTATATCTTGACCTTTTACGACTTCTTTACATTGACTAAATTCACGTAAATCGGCTTGGATGAAATTATAATTATCTTTATACCAATAATTTTCTTTATATTGTTTAATTTGATTAGTTGGTTCTACAATATCTACTGCGGTAACTAATGCCCCACGGTTTATACATTTTGCAATCATGTAGTTACCAACTAAACCGTTGGCGCCTGTAATCAGAACCCTTTTACCATTCATTTTGTATTTCCTCAAAAATAACTTTTAATGTATCTAACTCTAAACTATAAAACAAATCTCTGTTGTGTATGCAGATTTCTTTCGTACTTCTATAAATATCATTCAACTCTTCTATACTCTTATTATTTAGTTGTTTTACTAGAGAAATTAGAGATTTCATTCTCTCAACTGGGTCTTTTATGTCATCGTATGATTCATCCCAAATATCAGAAAAAGTTTTAAATCCGTATTTTTTTAGCTCTTTTAAATATCCATGAGGTCCGAATACAATAAACGGCTGATACCCTAATATTGGTTTCAGTATCTTTTCCGATAAAAACAGTTCATTATCTATATATTTGGTTTCCGTAACAAGATGAATACAACTATCTAAAAATAAATCTTTTTTCAAAGTATTTGTAACTGAAAATCCATGCTTTTTTTCTGTATTTTGTGTATCCAATTCAATTGGAAGCTTTTGGTTATAAAAATCTATATCTTCTTCTGTTAAAATGGTTTGATTATAATTTTCAATGAAGTGTTGATTTTCTTTAAAATAATCTATAGGCCTGAGAAAACTAAAGTATGAGTTATGAAATACACCTTTTATGTATTCATATAACAAAACAAATCTATGTGCTCTATCTATATTTCTATTAAAACATAAAAACTTTTTACTTCTGAAGTTGTCTAATTCACTTACTTCTATATGTTTACTGACATACCCGAGATCATTATTGGTGTCATAAAACCCATCCTTTGTCCACGTTGCCTCTTCTATAAAATAATTAAACGTATAAATTTTATTGGTAAAATTTGTTTTAAGCTTTGATAATTGTAAATTACTATCTACATAAATTAATTTATCAAAATCCAAATGCCTATCCTTTAGATAATTTAGGCACTGTATATATTGATTCTTAGCAGTCGGGTCCGCTAAGTTTATTATTAATAACTTTATGTCATTGGTATTGACAAAATCAAAAATTTCGTTAGGTATTTCTTTAATTCCCATACCGCCTTTGGAAATTTCAATCGGTAGTATATTTTTACACCCATCTTTAATTGTCCCACTGAGGCTATACTGAAAGTTTTCCTTTTGTATATAATTAAAAAATGGTCCAGATGTGCCGAATAACCCATCTCCATTTGCTGTCAACGTGTCATTGAGGAATATAAAATTTAAAGACGTATTCATATTAGTCCTTTGCAATTACTTTTTTAATACTATCTCTAGTATAATAGTTATCGTGATAAAAAATGTCCATCAACTCTACGTTTTTGATAAAATCTTTCGTACACATAAGACTAAACAGATAGTCTGAGTATGTGGCTGAGTTATACTCAATATCTATGTTATTCTCTAACATATCTTTTATAAACCGTTGTGCTCCTAGAACTATTTCTTTTTTCTCTTCAAAGAATTGAACTTGTTCCTCAAGTTTTTCATTTACAAATTGACCGTTTACTATGTCTATATAAGAACCGACATTATCTATAAAAACTGATTCAAAAAATATAATATTTTTTGGCAACATAGTTGTTTTAAAATCATAGAATCCAGACACATTTTTCAAATATTCGTTACCTTTAAAAGTAAAATATCTACCTTTAAATGTCAACCCATATGCCTTTTGAATATAGTATTGTGTGGTTCCTTGATATCCACTGTCAACCATTACAATGTCTTTAGAATTAGCTACTATACTACTAATGTATGTACTGTATTCATTACGTAAGTATTTAGCCTTATCCAAAATTTCATCTATATAATTGTCTAAAAAAGGAGTAGTAATGTGTGTATCTAATACATAATCATGTTCAACTTTAGGACAGATTCCAAACCTATCTCTCAATAAATTGGATAGATGACCAGAATATCTATGTAATTCAAATGTTTTGTATATATCTTCTCTAGTAAAACATGCTGCCATAGAGGAAAGTTTTCTTGAAGTTTTAAAGTAAACTGACTCTGGCAGTTGGTATTTTTCTTGAAACATTTTATACATTTGTTCAAGAAAAAATCCTTCTCTGGAATTAAACAAAATTTTATCGCAACCATTTACTTCACGTTTCAGCCAAACAAAAAAATTAAACAATAAAGGTCCAAAATATATGTACCCCAAATCTTCAAATGATTTGGGGCTTCGCAAATCTTTACTTCTCAGTAATAATTTTGTTTGGTAATCTATCGATTTCATAATCTACTTTAAATGTTGGTATCCCATATGATGACCACAGTTCTATTATTTCATCTCTGTCATCAAACGCACAAAACACCCTATCATCAATAAACGCTTCATACATTTTCTTTTTTAATTCTACCGCGGGTATCTTATGGTCTTCAGCGCTCCGCATGTGTAACTCATCGAATGGTATATCATACAAGTTTAACCATTCCTCAGTAGAACGCCTTACAAATTCAGGTCTAGCGGTAAACATTACTATCTTAAAATTTTGACTTTTATACCGGCGAACATTGTAAATGGTTTGCCAAATAGGTTCATCAGACATAACATTTTCGTGAGCATAGAAAATATCCCAATCAAATACTCCATTACTATCTGTCGCTAGCTCAGTTCTTTTCTTATGGGTACCAACCGTACCGTCAATATCAACTATAACAATCATTGACGTACCCCTTGTTTTTCATAGCTAACTGGTATTTTTATTCCAGTATTACATCCATTACAGTTATCACAGAATGTAATGTATCCCAAATTTGTATATCCCAAATCAAATTTTAGAAAATCTTCCCGAGATACCGACTTTAAGTCTACATAATCATTGTTGTTTTGTGGGAACAATTTAGTTAATACCGCGCTGGTGTTCAAGTGACAATAGTAGAATTTACCTTCATTTAGTCCACGGAACGGAGCTGTACAGCTATCAAAGTGTTGTATTAACTCATCTTCTGGTAGGTTTTTCTTTACTCGTAAATCACCAAAATCATACCACTCTATATTATTTCGAACATAATGTGTGATATTATTGTTCTGGTAATTCTCTATGTTTTTGGTTACTTTGGTCTTAAGTTTTTCTAGTTTATTGGAATAGTCGCTGACACTCAATATTACATCACTATTTCGTAATAATTGCATAGTGGTATCTTTTGGAGTGACCGTGCCGTTGGTAGTGATAATAAACTTATCTATTCTATTGATATAATTGTACACTATATGCTTAATCACAGCATCTATGTTAGGATATAAAAACGGTTCTCCTCCGACCAGATGAAGTATACTTACATAATCTGCCTTAGTAAATAACAAATCAATATCATTTATCATAATATCCGCATCTCTATGTGTGGGGGTTTCATAATGCGGTATAAACATATTACAGTGAGAACAATTCAAGTTACAGCGTTCCGTAACCAATATGTCTGTCTGAAATATGTGGACTTTGTTTTTATGTTCGAACGGCCAAATAGCTGCTATATTTTTGTACCAAGTAAATTTTATGTTTCTTTCTCCTAAGTACTTTTTATACTCGTTTCTAAATTCGTCAGTTGTAATAATGACCTTTGCTTCGGAATCATTAAAGTCATCTATATGAACTAATCTTAAGTTATTACGTTTGTTATCTATTTTCTTGGACTGCCGATAGAATGAACTTATTTCTTGTATACTGTCAACTGTCGTAGAACTCTTAAGATTATGGTCAACTATATACTTTATCTTTAGCGTTCCTTCTCCCATCAACAAATCCAAACTTCTGATAAACTGAACGCACTCTTTACTTGCCCCAAATAAAACATATTCGGAGTCAGTATCCCACTCTTTTATAAATTTTTTAAAGTTGTGCTGTTCAGAATTATACCGCATAAACTCAAAACACTACCCATTTTCCAGTGCCGTAATGAGGATATTTTGACTTGTAATTATAATAAATAACATCCTCTGGAATATCCCGTAGGGTATAATTCCAAGTGGCTTCTGTTGGTGTATTAGTAGAAACATGATTATCTTCTACAATAAAATATAATGGTAATCCAAAGTTTCTGGCGTACTTATGAACTTCATAGAATATACCACTTTCAAACGACATATCACCAATAAAGCACCACACCTTGTCATTCCCGCCGTCACGCTTGATAGCCGTGGCTACACCTAGAGCGATAGAAAGAGTTCCTCCGACTATGGCAGAAGAATAAAACTTTTCATCTATATTACATAGCGTAATTGATTTACCTTGAAGAATTTCCGATTCAATCCACTCTGGTGAGATTCCTTTGAGTAGGGCATGATAGTGTGAACGCCATGTTGAGAATACCCAATCAGTTGTTTTAATACGTTTGAAAATATCTATAAGCTGACTTTCGTTTCCATTCGAAAGATGAACAGGACCACGAATCTTACCATCTTCCCAATGCTGTACAATTTTATCTTCAAATAAAATTAAATCGTCGGTTGTATGTAAAATGTCTCTGACTACTGGATATTTTTCTAAATTAGTAACCATAATATTCCTCTAAATGCTTTATTATTTTTTCTGAAACTACTTCGTGGCCACGTTCAGAAATATGATAATCAACGAACGGGTTATTAGGTAAATCGCATATTCTTAATTTATTACTACTGATAAATGACAGTAAACTTTCATGTTCAAATGGTATCGTATATTTGTTTGCTACCACTGGTTCTCCGTCTGTGTCCCCTAACAACCAAACAAAATCTATATTTTTATTTTTTAAATACTGACTGTACACATCTATATTTTGTAATAATTTTGCGTATTCAATTTTTGCGTTATAAAAATGTTTTATGTATAGTTCATAGTATTGTTGAATATAATCGGGACCATACAATCCATTAACCGTCTGAAATTGCTTATTATCTTCAAGGTATAATAGTAATCTAGATAATATAGTTGTTTGTATTGTTACTAATAATCCAGTTCCATCAAAAATATTTTTTGTATTTTCATACAAAGTTTTGAAAATTAATTCATTTGATGCACGAGAAATACTTTTATTTGTGTGAACGCATTTTAATTGTTTTGCTAAAACCGCTGGATATGCGTGGTCCGACATATATGTTTTTAGTGTACTTTTTCCTATATTACAATTACCTTTTACATATCTATAATGTTCTGGTGAGTCCAGCCCACCACCTTCGGTAAAACTACATCCGAAAGATAATACATGATTGTACCTTTTCATTATGAATCACGTTTTTGTAATATTGGGGTAGAGGTTGGCCATTCCATACCAAACTTGGGGTCATTCCATTTGATAACTAATTGTTTATCTACGTCAACAAAATCACCGTCATAAAATAAATTATAACTAAATATACAGTCAGTTAATGCATAATGGCCATTAGCGAACCCAGGTGGGACAAGTACTTGCATTTTATTGGCTTCTGAGATTATATATGATTCCCATTTTCCGTAGGTAAATGAATCTTCCCGAACATCCAGTACCACTAAATAAATGTCACCTACTAGCGCCTGAACCATTTTCCAAGTTTTATGGTCATAATGTAGTCCCCGCAATACACCTTTATACGACCGAGAATGTCTATCGTGTATTACGGGGTCGGTCATATAACTAATATAATCCTTCATCGGATGGAACTTAGAATGATAGCTGGTCCAGATTTCCCCGCGAAATTCTTGATATGATGTAGGAGAAAACATAGGAACTTCGTCACCAAATACTTTTGATGGACGAACCTCAAAGTCATTCCAGCGAGTATATTTATAGTTCATATTAGAGATTGTTTGCGTATCCCAATGGAAATCCGTTTCTAAATTCAGATGACATTCTAGGAACAATCATTCTATATGTGTTAATAAGTTCCACGATACCATCATCAATACTATATTGTGGACGCCATCCGGTTGCTTCAATCTTTTCGTTAGATACGATGTAATCCCGCTTGTCTGGGTCTTCGTAATAATCAGAAACACTTATAGCAAAATCTGGAACATATTTTTTAATCAGATTAACTAATTCCAACTTTGACAAGTTAGCATCAGATAATCCTACATTGAATACTTCGTTCTTATGTGTGTCATAATTTGCTAACATAAATGAAAATACATTTGCCACATCTTCAATATGAATGTAATTTCTCTTGAAGTGTGGTTCAAACAATACAATATATTTGTCAGTTATGGCTTTATACACGAATTCATTCACCAGCAAATCGGTTCTCATTCGTGGGGATGGACCAAATACAGTAGCGAGTCTAAAGCATATAGCATCACTATTCTGTAATAAGAATCGTTCTGCGTTTACCTTAGTTACTCCATAGTGAGAAATAGGATTGAGTGGACTAGTTTCTTTACAAACCTGTCCACCCTCTGCCACTCCATATCCACTATTAGTATTTGGGAATAGTATCTTAGCTTTACCATCTGCAAACTTAACCACATCAACGATTTGTTCGTAATTCAGTTGCGTTGCGGTAAGAGGGTCAGCATCGCACGCTGGAAATCCTACTCTTGCTGCTAGCGGGATGATTACATCGTGTGATTCTATTAATTTTTTAAGGATGGTTTTATTTCTAGCATCACCGTAAATAAAAGTAAAGTTTTTATTTTTGACATACGGAAGCAGCGATAGCTGGTTAAACTCCAAAGAGTCTAACACAGTCACCGCGTATCCGTCATTAAGTAGCTTGTTGGTGATTATAGAACCTAAATAACCAGCACCACCAGTTAATAATACTTTCACTTTAGAACCCCCAATGCTCCCTTCGCATTGCGTACATATCGATTGGTTCACGCTTCATTTGATTTCCAGAAGCGAAAGGTGCTCCCTTCTTCAAATAACCGCCGATGAAGTTACGGCGCATTCTATTTGATACATTTGGTTCAGAGCCATGGACAACGTGGGAGTGAAGAAGAGTCATCGTTCCCTTTCGTTGGAAACCTTCAATCTTTCGGAACCCATGTCCTTCTGGCATTACACAAGGCTTACCGCGTTCATTGTGCCAGAATGCTGGATTGGTCTTTGTCCGTTCTTCATCAACTTCGATTGGAAGTACTGGGAGAAGATGCGAACCTTCGTAATTCCATACCGCACCATTCACAGGGTCATGGTTATCTAGTGCAATAGCCACATTGATGATTTCATTTGGGCCACACTTAGTATAGAATGCGTTTTGATGCATATCCCGTCCGAGCTGTCCGGGTGGCTTGAAATATCCCCAACTTTGCATACCGATGATTTCTGTTCCCATTAAGAATTCTGATGCTTCAAGAATCTTTGGGTGTGAATACAACTTTGCTAATTTAGGAGATAACTTGTGTGGATATGAGAATGGATCCCATTCTCCCCAAACCTTTCCATCGGGTGAAGTAGTTCCTGTTCTTGCACGGCGAAGTGTATCCATTTCTTCGTTTATTTCGTCTACTTCTTCTTCGGTCAAAAGTTCCAAATTAACGAAACCAATGTACCGCCATGCGAATAACATTTGCTGTTGTTCTTCTGTCGTTATATACTTCCATTCTTTCATAACACTTACCCTCCTTAAAGGTTAATTAATTATAATACTTTTTTGTAAATATGTCAAGGGGTTACTCTCTTTCAATATCCAATGTAATACAGTGAGGACCGCCGCTTAATGTTCTTGCGTGGCGTAATTTAACTGGTATTGACTCAATTCCAAACTTTTTTAACATTTTCATTAACATAATCTGGTGTTCTTCTACCATAACCAGTTTTTCATTAATAGACAAAATATTCATACCTAACCACGGTGACGCCGGACACCAATCTGACATAACTTGAGTCGGATATGGTTCCGATGCATTTAATACATCCCATCTTCTTAGAAAATCTGGCATGTTGTTTACATTAACTCTAGCTGGGTTTGTCAATACCAACCCCTCTCGTAAGAAAACAAACGTGGTGTCTATATGAATATATGCGTATATATTCTCTGCAAGATGTACTCTATAGTGTTCTGATATGTTGTCGTGTAACCAATTTTGTAAATATTCAGCTCCAGCCTTGTTTCCAGTATTTGATACCAAGTATAATAAATCATAGTTTGCTTTAAGTACGTTTGCTGCATCAAATACGGGCTCAGTATTCATCAACGTACTTCTCGACAAATCACTACGGTCATATAAGCTATCATCTGCAACTGGTTTTGGAAAGGTTACCCAACTTTCCGGCGTAAATAGTTGTCTGTATTTGTCCGCTTCATCTCTTCGTTGACGTAATGTCATAGGAGTAGCTATAACTTTATCTTTAATTACCAACATAGAATCCCGTGGACAATAATCATAATACGAGTCATTAAATGGTCTATTTTTCGGAATAGAGGGTGGACGATATACCTCGACTCCCAATCCAGTTAAAATTTGTTCTATCTGCATTAAGTCTTGTTGTGTTTCTTCTAAGACTTGTAATGGATATGAACCAGTTGGTATTGTAGAAAACTCTTCATCAGTATAATGAGCGTAATCTACACAATGCAGTCCTTTATCCTTCGTAGTAGGAATTTGCGCACCGAAAGAACTTCCCAGTATTATTTTTTTAAGTTGTCCCCATTCATTATTTACATTAGGTGTTAACATCCAAGACCTCAAACAGATTTTTAGTGAAAAAATTTTTCATCAAGTCATCATTTTCATATTGTATAAACAACTCTTGATTATATATTAAAATATCTTCAAAAATAGAATGATACCAATTATGAATTTCTTCTAATGGCAATTTTGCTAATCTTTCTATTTCATTTATTATCATTTTAAATCGTTTTGCATTATTTCTTTCTTCATCATAACTTTCATCTATAAATGGAGAAAATGTTTTAAATCCTAACTTTTTAATTTCTTTTAATCCATTTGCTGGTCCAAGAAAAATGAACGGTTGGAGATGGCCGATGGGTTTCCATGTCTTTTCAGAAAAATATCCACCATTTTCAAAAAAATTAGTTTCCGAAGTTATGTGTATGTATGATTGCTGATAAATTCGTTTATCTTCAAAATTAAATCCCCACACATCTTGTAAATTTTTAAAATCTAGCGTACTAACCGGAGCTGTCATCTTTAATTTTTTGTATTCTTCTTCTACTAATTCAAATGGAAATTCATTTTTAAGATGGTCGGTTGTATACATTGATTTTTCTAATTCAAACACTTCCATATTGTTTAAATCATAAGAAATATAAAACTCGTTTAGCAAATTCAAATGGCTGCATAGTAATATAGAGTATAACCTATGCGGTCTTAATCTTCTATTCAACATTAAAAATCGTTTTTGTCTAACAATTTTGTCTGTAACTTCTTCTTTTGTTACGACTGTACATTTGTTTTTATTGTGATTAAATACCGTGGCCTCGTTGTTTAATATTTTTTTAAACTCCTTTGCCTTGTCTCTCAATGACCATGTGTGATACAAAATCTTGATTTTGGATATGTTTGAACTTACATCTGGTCTGTTTTTATATCCTTGATACCAAGCATCGAAACTCATTTTTATATCATAATCAGATATACAGAATATTATTTTTTCGAACGGAATATTGAATTCTTCTGCATCTTTATATATTACTTCAAAAAAATTAGTATCCAACGTACCTTCGTTGGAATAATTTATAAATAAGTAGAAATTTTCTAAAGTTCTAATTAAGTATTTTGTTTTCTCTGGTATGAAAAAGAAAAATGACCTGTTCTGGTGTAAACTATGGTTTATTCCAAACGCACAACTAGCTCCACCAAATGGAGATATAGGATATAGATACACACCATCGGTTTTATGATTATTTGCAAATACATCATATGTGGATAGTTCTTCCTTTACTGCATACGAGATAGTACCTTGTCCAATCCATACAGAGACACCATCGTAATATTTTTTTTGTAAATCGGCTATGATGTCGTGGTATTTGTTGAAATCCTTTTCAATATAAGAATAAAAATAATCAAAATTCAAACCGTTTTCCAACTCACCATACGGTGTTATATAATCATGCACTAAAAAAATGTCTTTCATAAATTTATAGTATCTAAAAACTTGTTACCAACAAAATTATCTTTTGCCATTTTAGCTAACAAATTTCTGTTGTGGACTAATTTTGGATATACAGAGTTATATAACTTATGTACATCTTCCAATGTCATATTACTTATACGCTTTATATTTTCTACAATCATTGATAAACGTTCATCTTCGTTCTCAATTAAATCATAACTTTCATCAAAAAATTCTGGGAAAGTTTTAAATCCTAGTTTACGTAGTTCTGACAACGTGTTTGGATTACCATAAACTATAAACGGATGAAAATATATCATAGGTCTTACTACCTTTTCTGTAATAAACACCGGACCTGTTTCTATACAACTTTCTGCTACTATCGAGAAGTAAGTATCATTCCACATTTCTTTTTTTGTGAAATAATTGTGCATACCCGCAACATAATCTGCGTTTTCATAATCTATCACAAATGGATACTTTTCTTTTATATTAGTTTTATAATCTATATTTTCTGGTTTTTCGCAGAATCTATTAAATTCGTCGGACCTTAATAAAGACGACAATCCTTTATCAAATATTCCTTCTTGTATTAATTTTAATATTAATTTGGGTCTATGCAGTCTACCACTATTTCTGTTCATACATAAGAAGTGTTTATTGCGTAGATTACTTGATGGAGACATATCCAAGGAATACTCCATATCATGTTCTACTATCTTATCTACTAGATAGTTTTTAGTGGTGTTTTCATACCGTACAATATTTTTACCAGGTTCACCACTAATGTAAAAGTTAATGGACTCACAAATCATAAATGAATATAATTGTGACTTTTTTAAATAATTTTCATAAATTTCTTTTATGTTAGAAGTATTAGTTATAAAAATTATTTTGTTTTTATTAAATTTATGCTTATCAACAAACGTGTGAATAGATTTAAAAAATTTATCTGGGTACTGAAACCCGCCTTCTTTATTATCAATAAACACCAATTTTACTCTATCATGCTTTTTAAGTAATGAAAACGCCGAACTAGTAAACATATCATCAAAGTCTAATCCAGATATGTACTCGACAATAGATTGGTCATGTGTACTAGTTATTGCAAAAATATTATAATCATTTTTAAGTTCTGCTTCACTTAAATCTTTAAGTAATACTCTACGTATATCTTTATATGGTTCAAAGTAATCTGATATGATATCAAAAATATCATATGCTGGTGATGACACTCTAAACTTAGGAGCATTCACGCTTCTAATAGTAGCGTGGTCTACTCCTATTAATACTTCATTAATTTCACTAAAGATTATTGGAAGATCTGTTTTTTGATATCCCAGCGGTAATACGCCGTTCGGTGTTATAAACTCATACAAAAAATTTATTCTCTTCATCTCAAATCTTACAGAAACGGTAAAAATCTTCTAATTCTGGAAAGGTTTGTGTGAAATTTGTTCCTCTACGCTTATCATATTCATCAATGAATAGGCCAAAGTTTCTTCTCTGTTCTATGTTTTCTGGTTTATTAACTCCCATTTGTTTAGAAACTAAATAATACAACCGTTCCATTCTGTGAATTTCATGTTCAAAGAATCCCTTGGTAGCCAACGGATACCATCTGCCAAATTCTTGATTTCTATACATGAAAGTTACACACTCTCCAATATAATCAAGATAATTCTCAGTTAACACCCATGCTGCTAAAAAGTCTGGATGTCTTAGGTATGGTACGTCTACTGCTAATGGTATTTGTCTCTTTGTTTGATGTGAATAACGTAATTTCAATTCCAACATATCCTTTAAGAAATCTAAGTAAGAAGTAACAGACAATAAATTAAACGTACTCATCATAGTGACTTTACTATCGGGCACTTCGCTTAAAACTCTGTCCACATTACCTAACCAGTAATCGTAGTTTAAACCAAAACGAATATATTCTGCTCGTTTGCCGTGAGCTTCATTACTAGTAAATAGCTTAAATTCCTTGACAGCCTTTTTGTCTTGTATGATTGCAATTTTTTCAATAAATTTATCTACAATTTCCTTAGGTGCACCCAAATTACTGTTGATGTTAAATTCCATCTGTGGTTGTGGGTTGTCAATTAAGAAGTCAAGAACTTTAAATGTATTCTTACTTAGTAGTGGTTCCCCACCAGTAATTCTAAACGTATGGAGGTGACGTACAGCATCAGGCCACCACTTCCAGAACGCATCAATATAAGGATTTTCTTCAGACTGTAAAATAGGTAATCCTTTACCACGTTCTAAGTGATCTATGTTATTAAAGACCATAGTTGGTAATTTATATGGACCGTGTTGTTTAATTTCTTGCATCCACGTAGTAGAATACAGCGGAGAACAGTACGCACACTTAAAATTACAAGTAGTATCGAAATCAACTTCCATATATGATGGATTTATATTGGTGCTCCACGGCATATTTTTAACTTGGTCATAGTGCGGAGCAGCCCAATTTTCAGAACTCTTCACAATTCTGTCACTATATACATCCCCATCCGTATCACCACGTGGATTATCTTCTACTCTCCAACAATAATCACATTCGTCTGGACGTTCTCCATTTAACATCTGCTTTCTTAATTCTTTTTTATACTGTGTGTTATGTAAAGCAGATGGATTATTTTCTAATTCTTCTAAAGGAATTAAATGAACCCTAGGATGGTGGCAGCTATGAGTCGTTCCGTTACCTAAATGAATTGTAACTTGTTGCCACTTTGCTAAACACATTGTTGAACTAATAACGTCCAGTTTTCTTTTTGTGCTTCTAAATAACTCCGATGCGCTCATATTATTTATATCCTATTGTCATAAATCTGTGAAATGGTTTACCTACACCCGGACATTCTATTTTATCTGAATATATTATAGTTCTTAATAAACTAACTCTATTAAACTCATCTAATGATTCTGTAGTTCTTATATGGTCTTCGCATTCATGAAAATCATTTCCTTGAACAACAATAGGTACATTTTCTGGTAATCCTGAAAACCACTCATTGTATTTTTCTTCCGTAACGTGTTCTGTACTAGTATTGATTATCAACTTGGCATCGACATATTTGTTGAACTTTGCCATATCATTTGTTATAAATTGTATTCTAGAATCATCGTTTGAAAGTAGTTTACCATACTTTATACAACTATCATCTATATCTACATTATATACTATAGTAGGAAAATTATCTACTATCAATTGTGATAATATTCCATACCATCCGCCAATTACATAAACTCGTCCAGTTAATGCAGGCAAATGCTTTTTTATAGAATTCACTAACCAACATTTACTACGTATTTGACTTTCCCAAAAATTTTCAAGTATTCTATAACGTGCACCAGGAGGACATTCACGTATTGTTGTCATCCATTGAATAACGCGTGATGACTTTATCATTAACGTATCGTTGATAGTTGATATAGGAATTAAATTGTTTGGATTTATTGTCATTGTCAATCATGCAACTCTTCAAACTTTTCTTGTAACCAATTCCAATCCACAGTTTTTTGTAATTCATCTGGATTCTTTACATACTGTTCTGCGTACTGTATACCGTCTTCCGTACCCTTTAATACCCAGTTAGCGTTTGGACCTTCAGCAAAGGCAGTCCACCGTTGTAACCACAGATGTGCATCTGGAGTGTGTGTCATAGATAACTTAACTGCTTCACGGAACGCAGTTCTCCATGCTTCGAACGGAGATGTTGCAAAGTGTGCTTCACTGACTGTCATTGGAATAGTAACGGTCTTACTAAATTGTGTGAAATCCAATCCAAAGTTTTTTGGAGTATTCAGTACAAGATTGCTATTATAACAGACGATACCCATATGTCCATATTCCAAACGATTACTCATATTCTTTGCATGAAATATAATGTGAGCATCTGTAACCGTTTCAACCGGATAATTAAATACATTTAAATCAGTTATGTAATTTTTGCCAGTGATTACAAAGAATTGCTTTGCGTCCCTAGCTAAATCAACACAACGATGAAACATCTTTCTTCGTCCATTTATTCCATCTATACGAATTGCATGTGGATATAAGTTAGTTAAATGCTTCCAATTTTCATCTGCATTACTTTCCCCATTACTGACGAAAAATACAGGAACAGTTTTGTCTTTTGGTCTTTTTGCAGTCGGCACAGTTCGTATTGCAGATGCGGGATTAACTTCGACAATCATCTTTTCTGACCATTGCCATGGGTCATCACTTTCTTGTTTCATCTTTTCAATAATCTTCCGTTCTCCCGCCCACCCTGCAATAAACACTTGCTCGTTATCTTTACGAACGACAAATAATACAGGACCAGAAATGTGCTCCCAAGAAACACTATTAATACAACGATATAATTTCTTTTCAGCTAACGGTTGGTCTACAATCTGAACATAATCAAATACTGATAATTCTTTTTCTCCTGCTTGTGCCCAACCATCTGCGTCCTTTACAGTTTCCATATAGTCAGTAAACCAACCCAAACTACGTACCCACGGTTTAATTTCTACTACCCAATATTTTTTAAATAAATCACTATGTGCTAACCACGACTCATTATTCAGCATTTTTCTTTACCTTTTTTGTATGTCTCTTAATTCGTTGTTCTTCATTAGTAGCAATACTTGGCCCAAACGCCCATTGTCCTACATGGCGAACTTGGAAACTGAGATTCATATCTACGAGTATCTTATATCCTGCTTTGCGCAATTTACTCTGGAAAAAGAAATCTTCCCCGTGCCATTCTTTGTCCTTATATTCAAAGGCAAAATATGGAGGAACCAGCTTGTTCAGTACTTCGGTTTTCATCATCATACATCCCATACCCACACCTTCCACTTCTTGCAGTTCTTGGTCACCCTCTAGTGGTAACCAGTTTTCCCAGTTTCCTCGTTCTGGATATGCGACTGTTTGAAGTGGGACCGACCGTTTCATATAGTTGGAACATACGATATCAACATTATGTCCCATTAAACGCATCGCGGTGGTGCTTGGGAACATCATATCCGAGTCCAACCACAGAGCATAATCTGCTTTCATCGCTAATGCTTGCTGTGCCAATCTTTCTCGTTGTGTGAGTAAAATCGTACTTTGGTCATAAATGACATGAACATCTATTCCTGCCATCGTCGTAGTCTTGACCAACTCAACTAAGGACGCAGTGAATAAACTATATACAGATTCTCTGCATGGAATAAGAATCGCTAATTTTGTAGGTCTAGTTTGCCAAATCGTCAAGTCGTAGATGTTCTTCATAGCCCGGCGACTCCGGATGCTAATGTTGCTGCTTGGCTGGTGATTTCACGAATCATAGTGACAATTTCTTGTACTCGTTTGACAAAGAGTTGATAATCTGCCAATGGAAACTGTGTGACAGTATTTAATGTATCGATACTGTACTTATCAAAGATGAGTATTTCCATAGCCCCTTGACGTGACCACTTTTCAATTAACGCAAATCGTGTCGTTTGCGTTTCACCGTTTAATAAATTCAATAAATGTTGTGGATTATATTGGGCGAGAATACCTTCTAAAAATTTAATTCGTTCTGGCCATTCGTCTTTCTCTTTCAGATATTGTAATTCATACAATAGTTCTGCCAAAACTTTTTTGTCATACCCAATAGAAACCCATCGGACATACTTTTCTTCGTATTCCGATGGGTTAGTATTTACTGCTGCCAATAATGTTTCGAATGTTATTTCACTCATAAAAGTAACCCCTTATTAGATAACCGTATTTAAATATATATTATACTACTAAACTTGTCAAGTCCCAGTATTAATAATTATTTGGTGTGGTTCTGCCACCGAAATCAATAGACAAACGAATTTGACCAGTAGTAATACCAATTTGAGCACCTAGATTGGCACGCAGTGCGACTTGTCCCGAAAGGCCGTATGCGTTTCGCACCCGCCCCATCGCAATTTCCGAACCGGTTGCTGGTATTATACCCATACCGTACTCCCGTTAACCTTTATTATTTGTTTCAAGAATCGTAATTCTTTCTTGTAATTTGTCAATAGTGCCTTGTTGTTCTTTAATTGCTTCAATTAATAATGCAGTAAGCCGTTCGTAACGCACGGTTAGGTATTCATTATTAACAGGAGCTGGTGCAACGACTTCTGGAAGTATTTCTTGTATTTCTTGTGCACTGACACCGACTTGCATTGCATCTTTATTGAATCCTAGTGACTTAGCCACTTCGTTTTCTGTGAAGTAGTACCCATTAATTGATAATACTTTCTTGACCGCATCTTGAATAGTTCCATGAAAATTCTTTAATCGTGCATCCGATGCGTATGCGGTAATTTCATTAGTTGCGCGGATTTCACCACCAGTCCATCCCGTAGTTGGTTGAGAACCCACACCAAGTGCCGCATTAACATACACACCAAATGAATCCATATGGGCGCGTTGACCATCTTGTGTGATGAATTTTAAGGCCGAGCCAGCTGAACCTTGGATATATCTATCTAGACCCGTGAAATATATTCTGGAATCGTCATTACCAGAGTTTAAGTAAATATTTGGACTGTCACCAGATACAGTAAGTCTTGGTGAACTATATGTTAGTCCTGTGTTACTTGTGAGTGTTGTAGCTCCAGAGAATATTGCTACTCTGTCAGCGGAACCACCACTAATAGTTCCAGCGCCAGAAGTACCTGCTGTACCAGAACTACCACTGGTTCCTGCCGCACCCGTTGCTCCTGTTGCTCCGTTTGCTCCTGATGTACCAGAACTACCGCCGGTTCCGGCTGTTCCCGAACTACCTGATGTACCTGTAGTTCCAGAAGAACCAGATGTTCCTGAACTACCACTGGTTCCCGAACTACCTGATGTACCTGCTGCACCAGATGTTCCTGAACTACCAGATGTTCCCGCTGTTCCACTACTACCAGATGTACCCGTGGTACCAGAACTGCCGCCTGTACCCGATGAGCCAGCGGTTCCACTACTTCCTGCGGTTCCAGATGTTCCAGAGGAACCTGCTGTACCTGCTGGAGTTAATGCGAATGATGCGGTACCAAAGAATCCAACGCCATTTACAATCGAACTTGTGAATGAGGAAGCTGATACGGTACCTGCGACAGTAATTTGTGACCCATTATCAGTGATAATAGAATCACTAAGATGTTCTGCATTTTGACTCTTTGGAATTCTATTTGTAGTTAAAGTAAGTTCATTACCAACACTATCAAATGTTTGTGGGCCCATCATAAATACAGATGAGGTAACTCCTGCACCTGCTGCTTGTTGATGAATGAATATCCATTCGTCCTTGAGAGAATCAAAGAATATTGAACCACTTACTTTTGGTGATGAACCAGAGTCAATTACCGATAGACCACCGAATCTTGTACCAGGAGATAATGTATTAACGGTAATAACATTGGTACCAATATCTAAGGTACTTTGAGAAACAAAACTAATAGAAGATGTACCGAGTACCGTCAAGTTACTAGTAATAATTGCGGACCCCGTAACTCGTAAGGTACTTCCGTCAAATGTTAAGTTGCTTTCTACGGTTGCGTTTGGTGCAGAGCCATTAAGTGTGATTAATCCGTTGTCGGTGGTGCCTGTAAGAGTGAGTGTTCCACTAGTACCTGAACTACCGGCTGTTCCACTACTTCCTGCGGTTCCAGATGACCCGCTTGTGCCAGTGCTTCCAGAACTTCCACTGGTACCCGAAGAACCAGAAGTTCCGCTACTACCAGATGTTCCGGTAGAACCTGATGAGCCGCTCGTGCCAGTAGAACCGCTACTTCCTGATGTACCTGTACTTCCTGAAGAGCCTGTTGTACCAGATGATCCTGAGGTTCCACTACTACCGGCTGTTCCAGAACTACCTGATGTTCCACTGGTACCTGTACTTCCACTACTTCCTGCTGTACCCGATGAGCCACTGGTTCCAGAAGAACCAGATGTACCCGAACTACCAGCAGTACCTGCGGGAGTTAATGCAAAGTCTGCATAACTCGCGGTGCCAAATAGTGAACCAGTAAAAGAGCCAGTAAATGAACCAGTATTGATTTGTGCAGAACTACTAACCGCGCCCGCGGGTAGTAAACTGGTAATCTGCGCCGAACTAGAAACTACCCCACCACTTAAAGCATGTGTAGGAATACTTCCGCTCTTAATCAATACACCGGTAAGTCTAGTTATCGCCATTTATAATCTCTAAAAATGAGTTATCTGATATAAATATAAAGAAACCTCTAATAAAACCATTTTTTTACCTCTATATTAGTGCTATTCTAATACCTTTTACCAAGATATTTGACGAGGACGGAGGTGCGGAAACGAATGTGAGTTGATTCGTAGATACTGTATAATCTTCCGTCAATGTATTTACCAATCCATCAATCGACACCGTTAGTATTGCCGGCGAATACGATTGGGATAGTGTGTATATAGTAGTGGTCCCGTCCCCCACTAATGCATGGTTATCAGCCACTATACTAATTTGTGAAGAAGCTGAGACTACACCAGATGGTAACCCGCTTGGTTGTACATATGACGCACTAGTTGCGAAACTTGCACTAGCAATATTACCAAAGAATGACCCACTAAATGACCCCGTAACATTTGTTGCGGTGTTTATTAGCGCCGAAACGAATATTGTTGATGAAGATGGTGGTGCTGAGGTAAATACTACATTGTTTCCAGACATAGTGAAATCGTCTGGAGCATTAAATCTTAATCCATCCACTGTAACAATTAATGATTTTGCTGGATAACTAGCTCCCAGTGAATATGATGTGGTGGTACCATCTCCAACAAATGAAGATTCAATTACATTCAGTGCGGCGTTTACATTGGTTAATCCACTACCATCGCCAACAAATGACCCAGAGATATTACTACCCGATACATACAATGAACCCGTAATAACTGCACTACCACTGAATGGGAAACCAGCTCCACCAGCATTTAGTGCGAATGATGCGGTGGTTGCATGTGACGAAGATACTGCTACACTACTGGTACCAAAGAATCCTACTGCGTTAGAAATAGAACTGGTATATGATGACGCTGAGACATTACCCGCAATTTGTAATCTGTTTACTGGACTGGTTGTACCGACACCAATGTTACCATTGATATCAACTGCCAATCGCATTGCTGCTGCATTGTGGTCAAATAGGAAGAATTCGTTTGCTACACCGTATGTAGTTTCACTTGCGTTACCAACACCAATGCCATAAGCACGACCAGTACCGTTGATATACAATTGTGTATATGCTGCAGCAGTACTTCCACTAATTGCTGCTTGATAATTACCACTACCGATAGCGGTTAATAAATTTCCATCAAAGGTTAGATTACTTTCGACCGAGGCGTTTGGGGCAGACCCGTTTAAGGTAATTAAACCATTATCTTTAGTACCAGTTAATGTTAATGTACCCGAAGTACCACTACTTCCCGTGGTACCACTAGACCCGGTTGTACCAGAACTTCCTGAAGAGCCACTGGTACCAGAACTTCCAGATGTGCCCGTAGTTCCAGAAGAACCCGAGGTACCCGATGAACCAGTGCTTCCAGAAGAACCTGATGTACCAGTGGTTCCAGATGAGCCTGAGGTACCTGTAGATCCTGAGCTACCTGATGTGCCAGATGATCCGGATGTACCTGATGAACCGCTTGTTCCCGTAGAACCAGAACTACCAGAGGTACCTGAACTACCGCTGGTGCCTGATGTACCTGCGCTACCAGAAGTACCCGATGTTCCAGAAGTTGCTGCTGTATACGAGGTACCATTTATAGTTAACGAACCGGTAATTGCTAGCGAACCAGTTCTTTGGTGAACATCATCAAAACTATCACCAAATTTTGTAGAACCAGATTCAAAGATAATAGATGATGTTACGAATTGTGTTTCTAAATATCTAATTGATGCTGTACCATTAACTCTTAAAGCACTTGCAGTAAGAGGACCAGTAACTACTAGTGAATTACCATCATAGGTAAGATTTGCACTTCCTGTGAGTGATGTTTCTCCTGAGTAGAATGCAACTCTGTTGGCTGCTCCGCCACTAATGGTTCCTGCCCCAGAAGTACCAGAACTACCAGCTGTTCCAGAAGATCCAGATGTTCCAGTACTACCGCTACTTCCAGATGTACCTGTACTACCAGAAGAACCGCTTGTTCCTGTGGAGCCTGAACTACCACTGGTTCCCGTAGTTCCACTACTTCCTGATGAGCCCGACGTACCAGAACTGCCTGATGTTCCTGAACTACCAGAGGTACCGGAACTACCGTTTGCTCCAGAAGTACCCGAACTACCGCTGGTTCCCGTAGTTCCACTACTTCCTGATGAGCCAGAAGTGCCAGATGAACCATTTGCTCCAGAAGTACCAGAACTACCTGCGGTTCCAGATGTACCTGCGCTACCACTAGTTCCTGCCGAACCAGAAGTTCCTGCGCTGCCACTAGTTCCAGTAGTTCCCGAACTACCAGCTGTTCCACTGGTTCCAGAACTTCCCCCTGCTCCAGATGTACCCGAACTTCCAGAAGTACCTGTTGTTCCTGAGCTTCCTGATGTTCCCGTACTTCCAGACGAGCCAGAGGTTCCCGCACTACCACTGCTACCAGAGGTTCCTGTACTACCTGATGAACCTGATGTGCCAGAGCTACCAGATGTTCCACTACTACCCGCAGTTCCCGCAGGAGTTAATGCATAAGATGCGGTGCCAAAGAAGCCAACTCCGTTTGAAATAGAACTTGTAAATGAGGATGCAGATACCGACCCACTAACAGTTATTTGCGACCCATTATCCGTAATGATGGAGTCTGAGAGATGTTCTGAGTTATTACTCTTTGGAATTCTATTTGTACTTAAATTCGTTTCGTTCCCAACATCATTAAAGGTTTGCGGGCCCATTAATAATACGGATGATGTAGTACCTGCCCCTGCTACTTGTTGATGAATGAATATCCATTGGTCATTAATGGAATCAAATAATAACGAACCACTAACTTTTGGTGATGATCCTGAATCAATAACAGCTAATCCTCCAAAACGGAATTCAGGATTGAGTGCATTAACTGTGATTAAATTGGTACCGATATTTAATTGACTTTGGGTAAGATATCCAATTGATGATGACCCAAGAACTGTGAGGTTACCTGTAATTGTAGTGGAACCGGATATAACTTCATTACCAACCACTGTTAAGGTACTGCCGTCAAATGTTAAGTTGCTTTCTACGGTTGCGTTTGGTGCGGTTCCATTTAATGTAATTAATCCATTATCAGTGGTGCCTGTGAGCGTTAATGTACCTGATGTTCCTGAGCTACCGGTAGTACCACTTGTTCCTGCTGATCCGCTTGTACCAGTACTTCCCGAACTTCCACTGGTTCCAGATGAACCTGTTGATCCGGATGAACCTGAAGTTCCTGTACTACCGCTACTACCGGATGTTCCTGTTGAGCCGCTACTACCAGAAGTTCCAGTTGAACCGCTTGACCCTGAGGTGCCCGTTGACCCAGAAGAACCACTTGTTCCACTACTACCAGCTGTTCCTGCGCTTCCAGAGGTTCCCGTACTACCGCTACTACCAGCGGTACCTGATGTACCGGCGCTTCCTGAAGTACCCGAACTACCGGAAGAACCTGAAGTTCCTGCACTACCACTAGTTCCTGTTGTGCCCGAACTACCAGAGGTTCCGCTACTTCCATTTTCTCCCGAAGTTCCACTACTTCCACTAGTTCCTGTTGTTCCTGAAGAACCAGAACTGCCTGATGTTCCTGAACTGCCTGAGGTTCCGGTACTGCCTGATGAACCAGATGTTCCAGAAGTACCACTACTTCCTGATGTGCCCGCGCTTCCTGCAGTACCTGATGTTCCAGAAGTTGCTGCGGTATACGAAGTTCCGTTTATTACAAGTGAGCCAGTAATTTCTAGTGAACCAGTGCGTTGATGTACATCATCAAAGCTGTCACCAAACTTAGTAGAACCACTTTCATAGATAACTGAAGCGGTTACAAATTGTGTTTCTAAATATCGTAATGATGCAGTACCATTAACTCGTATAGTACTTGCTGTGATTGCTCCTGTAACTACTAACGAATTACCATCAAAGGTAAGATTACTTTCTACGGTTGCATTTGGAGCTGAACCATTGAGAGTAATCAATCCATTATCTGTGGTACCCGTTAATGTAAGCGTACCACTTGTTCCAGAAGAACCAGCAGTCCCACTTGAACCAGAAGTACCAGATGTGCCTGAACTACCCGATGTACCGGTTGAACCCGAGCTACCAGAGGTACCCGTGCTACCACTACTACCAGACGTTCCTGTACTTCCCGAGCTACCTGAGGTTCCCGTAGAACCAGAACTACCAGAGGTTCCTGATGAACCTGATGTTCCTGAAGTACCATCTATACCACTTGATCCAGATGAACCAGACGTTCCTGTTGAACCGGAACTACCCGAAGTTCCTGTGCTACCTGATGAACCCGAGGTGCCTGTACTTCCAGAACTACCCGATGTACCCGACGTTCCCGAACTACCAGAAGTTCCTGATGGGGTTAGTGCAAAACTAGCGGTTTCTGCATAACTTGCACTTGTAATTACACCTTGAAATGAACCACTAAATGAACCCGTAGCACCTTGGGTTACATTTATTAAGGCTCTAACTAATATACTTGATTGTGAAGGCGGTGCTTCTACAAATGAAAGAATGTTTGTTGATATACTATAGTCTGTGATACTTGTTTGCGATAATCCATCGACAGAAACAAATAATGAGGACAGTTCATAACTTTGAGATAATACAAAGTTTGAGGTAGAGCCATCACCTTGGAAAGTATGTGTATCAATATTTACTGAACTACTTAAAGTATTTAATCCTGTAATTTGTGACCCGTCACCCTTAAAAAACGATGCAGTCACCGCCTGGGTTACATTAAGTGACCCGGTGATGACTGCACTACCACTGAAGGGGAATCCTGAACCTGCTGCGTTTAACGCAAATGATGCGGTAACTGCTCGACTTGCAGTTCCGAAGAAATCATTTGCGGTAACCGAACCAGATGAAACTATTATACTACCAGTAGGGACAACCAGTCCCTTTCTGGCTATAAATTCATTTGCCATATTTCCCCTTCTTCATTATCCAAAGGTAAGTTTCTATTGTATTACAACCTTTTTACTTATTATCTTATAATGCTCTTACTGCGGTCTTAACTATCCAATTGTCTGAGGTTACCGTTGCCTTCAACCGTGCGGTTGCTGAAGCTAGGTCTACTGAGAGTACTACATCTGCAGTATTTCCTAAGTCGTTGGTAGATACATCGGTAAATTCAACGTTACCTGTACCTGCTTCCCATACTGCGGTCACGGTACCTGCTCTATAGTTACTTTCTTTCTTTACAACATAATCAAAGTATGCTGCGTCAAAACTTCCAGTTGATACCGATGCAATAACTTCTGTACCACTATCAATATCTAGATTACTACCAGAAGTAAAGAGAACACCATGTACAATTGCCCCACCGTTGAATGTAACTTGGTCGGCAGTACTTGCACCTTGTGAAGTAATGTTTGCAAGACCAAATGAATGCGTCCCACCAAGATTGATATTTGCACCGTTGAAATTAATTGGATTGGAACTTACTTCACCACCAATGACGGTAAAGTTTGAACCAGTAAATGATGCAACACCCTTTGTAGTTGTTGTTGCATTACTACCACTGATGGTAATAGTTTGACCACTAACGGTTGCGGTTAGACCATTTGTACCATCTACAGTAAGTGCTTGTGTCTTAAGTGAGACAGTACCCGTACCACCATCTGAACCAGTAAGTGCAAGTTCTGTAACGATACCTGTAAGTTGACTACCATCACCAGAGAATCCTACTGAAGATGTTACTGACCCCGTTACAACCAGTCCAGCTTCAATATGAGTAAGTCGTGATGGGAAATCAACACGGATAGAACTTGATTCTAGTCTACTATCAATGTGGTTTGTGTCTACTGCTACTGGAACACGATTTGCGGTTAATCCAATTTCACTTCCAAGTGAACCACTATTTTTTGGACCACCAATTAAAATAGTAGAATTATAATTTTGGTCGTCAACTTCAGCTATCCAGTGATTATTCAGACTGTCCCAAAGTAGTGAACCAGTACCAAATGTAGAACCAGAATCAATAACGGATAGACCAGCAAATCTTACTAGGTCATCGTCATTTACCGTGATTCTGCTTAAACCGATATTAAGTTGTGAAGATGTAACATATTGGATAGAACTGGATACTGCGGTCAACAATCCAGTAACGGTCAAACTACCAGAGATGTTTACATCCTTAGTGATACCAACACCACCTTGTACAATTAATGCACCATCTGCAAAATTTGTACTGTTGGTAGTGTTACTGATTGTTTGAATACCAGTAAAGGTGTTTGAACCAGTAGTTGCAATGGTTGCAATACCAGTGGTGTTACGAACATCGGTTTGTACAGAACTACTGAATATACCTTCTGTGTTTAACTTAGTCTTGACACCATCGTTAAAGTGAGAAGATGATGTATCAAGTGTGATTGTACGAGTTGTGGTAATGTCACCACCACCACTTAAACCAGAACCTGCTGTGATACTGACTGCAGTGTGGTCGATGTGTTCGTTTGCTACAAAGTTTGTAGTTGCATCGTGGTCAATTTGTATTGAACTACTGACAACATTATCTACGTTTAATTTAGCCTTAACACCACCAGTAAAGTGAGCAGATGATGTATCAAGTGTGACTGTAGTAGTACCACCAAGACTAACTGAACCACCGCCACTTAAACCACTACCTGCACTTACTGTTACTGAACTATTAACAAGAGAACCAGAGATGACACCAGTTGCAGGATTGTATCTAAGATTAATACCACTTGCACCTGTAGTATCAGTGGATGAAATGGTTGCTCTTGCACCAGTTACGAAATGTGCAGATCCAGTATTAAGTTCGACATCTTCTGGGTTTACTGTAATACCACTACCTGCACCAACTGCAAGTGCGGAACCCGCCCCACCAGTTAAACCAGAACCTGCTGCTGATGATGCGATACGAATGGTACCTGCATCTGCTTCAAGTCCAGTTCCTGCAAGTGGTGTAGCGAGTTGACTGACATTGATACGACCATCGGTGCCACCATCTGATAATATTAATTTGTCTGTACCGGCAACTGTGATACCAGTTAGGTCGCTACCAAATCCGTCTATATCAAAACTAAATGTTGTTGCGTTTACATTACCAGTAAACGAACCGGTTATTGAACCAGTTATACTTGTTGCTGCAACATTGTTAACATATGCGGTTCCACTCACATATAAGTCTTTCCATGACTTAGAACCAGACCCAAGGTCAAACGAATTATTAATATCTGGTACGATAGATGAACTAACTTCGGCCAGGAACTTGACGACATCAATATCCGCATTACCGACTGTAAGATTTCCGCCAACGGTAATGTCACCATTGATACTTGCACTTCCAAGTAACTGGAGGTTTGATGCCGTGACATTGTAGCCAGTTGCGTTAATATCACCTTGAACACCTAAAGAGCCTGTTACCTTCGCGCCATTCGCAAGGACTATCAGACCTTTACGTGCAATAAATTCATTTGCCATACGGTTCTCCCAACGGGGTTTTATTGTATATAAATATTAAATACTTCTTTAAGAACTCAAATTTGGAAACAATTTGAATAAACTTTGTACAGTCCAAGCTCCACTGCCTGACCCGTCACTATTGACCCGTAACCGTAATTCATTTGAACTACTTAAAAATCTAAATGTTATATCACTTGTATCCCCGATATCGGTAGTGGAAATATCAGTAAATACAATACTGGCTGTATCTAACCACGATGCCATAATAATACCCATTCTGCATGCGCCTGGTCGTTGGGCGAGGTATTCTACTGTCATTCCTGAGTATTCTGTGGTAGAAATGTAGGGTTGGATATATTCAGTTACCCCAAATATACCTTGATTAATTGAACCCGTGAATATGATTGAAACTGTACCTGCATTTAACTTGTATTCATTAGATTTTACAAATTCCGTTATTGTAGCTGATCCAGTGACTTCTACACTTTGTTTTGCTAAAAGTGGAGTATTTACTGTTACCCGACCGTCGGTATAACTTCCTGATGCTTGAAATTGTACTGGTATGTATGCACTGTTAAATCCACTACCCGATGTAAGAAATATTGCAGGGTCGGTATTACCCGATAAAAATGGATCTATTTGTGATGGGTTCGATGCTAATCCTATTAGTTTACCTTCGGAATTAGCATACATTCCATACTTGTCTAATATTGCAGAACTACTACCGGAAAAGAATAGTATACTTCGTGGTGATAGACTTGCGACTCCACCATCTTGGTCAAGGCTACCACTAATAGTTACTGTGTGCGTGTTCGGATTAAATCCAAAATGTCCTGTCGTATCTGTGGATATACGGGAACCGCTGATAAATACAACAGGAAATCTTCTATTATCTGTTACCGTTGCAAAATTTATAGTTTCTGCGGTTTGTGCATAACTTGCCGATGTTGCAAACTCTGCGAATACACCTGCACCACTAACATATGAAGCAGATGCTGCCATTCCGGCCATATCTGCGTAACTAGTAAACGACCCAGTGACTTGTGTAGTAATTCTACCTGGGACGATGTTTATATTATATTGGTCACCTTCTCTAACAACAACCCGAAGATTTGGAATATCGGTATTGACGATAAAATTACTCATCTATTATCTCGTAGCAGCTGGGCGAACGACAAAGTATCCTTCAAGAACACGACGAGTGATGGAACCACTGGTCATCTTGACATCATACACATACTTACGCTGTGTTAATGCACTTGTATCCGAAGGGCTTAATTCTATATAGAAACTTCCCGAAGTCTGTGGATTTATTTTTGTAATCGTAAATGTAGCAGCAATTTCATCCGTGCTAAAATTTTCACGAACTTGGCCAGTAAATGTATAATTTGTTATATCTAAGTAAGAATCTGTATCTATATTTTCTAGGCTGGTCAATATTTTGAAAGTTTCCCCTTGACCAATGTTGAATTCAGTAATTTCTGCCATAGTCTTCCTCGAAAAAATACACCTTTATATAAGTATCACTAAGTATTGGTATATAACAAAAAACCCCACTTTTTAGGTGGGGTTTTTGCTTTTACTACAATATTAGTAGTTGAGGATGCAGTAGTCTGGTTGGATGGTCAATGAGATGGACATAGGGTCGTCCTTTTCCCAACTCATTTCACCGAATTCAACTTTGGTGATTTGTGCGCCCTTAAGAATCCATTCTTCAACCTTATCACCTACTGGACCAAGAACATTAATGATGATGTCCTTCTTGTAGAATTCTGCATATCCGTCACGGCCGGTGACTGATTCGTGGTGAAGACGAACCCATTCCATTACTGCTTGTGCACCTGATGGTACGATTGGGTCATATAATTCTAATACCATTTCATCCCATACAGTCTTACCCTTGATGTAGCGTTGTAGATTGATGTGGTCTAAACGCTTCTTTTCTTGGGTAATCTTTGGACGGTCTGCCTTCTTGATAAGATAGGAAGGAATTCCGTCGATAGACATAATATAGCGATTCGCAGTCTTTGGTTCGAATGCGGTGAAAAATAGTTCTTGTTCATTGACCAAATTTGCCATATGGCTCTCCAGATATAGATTGGTACTTTAATAAATAGTGGTTATTGAAAAAACTGATTAGATGGTATCGAAGGTTGCACCAGTTGGGAGAATGTTGAAATCCAACTGGATGAATTCTGCGGTACGAGTTGGTTGGAGGAAGATTGCCCCAGCCAAGATGTTACGGTCAATAATATCTGGTGTATTATTGGTTTCGTCCATAACCACACGGAATGCGGTCAAACCAGAACGTTGTTGAATACCTGCGAGATATGGATTGACAATGTTCAAGAAACGTGTACGAGTTGCTTCGGTATTTTGTTCGAAGACCAAGTAACGTGCTGAACTTGCGATGTACTTCTTAACAGTGATAAGAAGACGACGGACATTTACACGGTCAAGTGCTGATGCACGGCGTTGAAGTGTCTTTTGTCCCCATACACAGATACCTTGGCCTGGGAACTGTGCGATTGGATTGACTCTTGATTCGTACAATTCGTCGCGTTGTGCTTGTGTTAATCTGGCCTTGACACCGATTGCGCCTGGAATACCACCACGATTCAAGCCTGCTGGTGCAAACCATTCTGCGCCAACATTATCACTATATTGATACACTTCTGGAAGTACTACTGAAGGAGGTGCATAAATAAACTTACCAGTAATGTCATCAAGAACACGAACCCAAGGATAGTAAGCAGCTGCGTAATTAGTATCAAGAAGTTCTGCGTATGAAGTCACTGAAGTAATTGTTGCTTCAAGTACATCGAGGTCTAGAATGAAAAAGCAATCTCCACGTTGTTCACAGATGTCGATTGCAGTTTGTGCAACATTGGTGTGTTGCGAGTAGATAACACCAGGTACGACCAAGAGGTTGAAGTCTACTGCATCTGCATTACTTAATTGATTTAATGCTCTCTTGTATTCTACTGAACCAGATGCTGCTGCACCGTTAAGATTGAATCCTTGAGTATTTGTTGCGGTGATTGCACCACCAAGTGCGATTTCACGGTTTGGCTTAAATCCATCGAATCCACCTTGGAATGGAACTGAGAAACGACGATAGGTTGTGTGGTCACGATTGGTTAATGAAATTGAACTTCCATTAACTTCTGTTGCTGGAAGATTTTCAATATTGAATTCACCACCAACCGTATTTGAACCTACTGTTGGTGCGAGATATGATTCTGCGGTAAAACCACTACCAGATACGTATGTACCATCAAAGTTGAATCCGTAGTAGTTAGTGTTTGGACCAGTTGCGTCTGCATTGTATCCAGCAACACTTGCACTTACCCAACGACTGTTTACATATGCGTGTAACGGTACTTCACCTGCGGTTGATGAAAATATTGAATTCAATGCTGCGAATCCATATGGTACTGCGGTATCTGGGATTACATCTTCACTCATTTCTACACGAATATACTTTGAAAGGTTTGGATAATCACCTTCATAATTAGTTAATCCCGTGCTTGAATCATATGTTGGTACACTGTTACCGATGACCCGTGCAATATAGTTTGGACTAGTTGGGTCAAAGTTTAAATTATTGAAACTTTCAAGTACAACTGGTGATGTGTCCGTGTCACCAAATTCACGAACATTGAGAGTAAATGTACCATAATCGCTGTCTGGATTTGTACTTGGTGAAATACCAGTAATAGAAATCTTAATTTCTTTGTTTGCACCAGTACCATCACTTAATGTGTGTACCTTAAACAAGTTATACTTTGTACCACCGATGGTTTGTGAACGAATAAAAGGAGTGGTTGCATTATCATATTGAGTTGCTAAATTTAGTGTGTTAATACTTGCTGAGAAATGGATTAATTCTCCAGCGAATGAACCAACTTGACTGAGTGCATCTGGAAACACTGCATAAACATATGCAGGAATAGTTGAACTCTTACCTTGTGCATCGGTACCAAATACTTGGTTGATGAATGAAGAATTTGTTTCTGTTGGACTTACTACACTTGCTGAATAATGAATTGCAGCGGAACTACTGACCACTACACTGAAACTTGATGTGGTACCACCTACCACTACACTACTAAGTGAACTTCCTGATACAGTCGGATGAAGAACTGCGAATACCTTATTTCCAGCTGAACCAGAAGCGAAGATAGTTGCGACACTGGTTGTGTATCCAGCTAAACCAAGAACACGAACGATTGTTGCACTACCTGCTTCTTGAAGGTAGTTCTTAACGGTGTATCCCATATAAGAAGTACCATCTGGTTCACCAAATGAGGTGACGAATCCATCTAGTCCTTGAACTGGGGTAGCTACGAATGCTGGTCCTTTTGTGGTTGGACCAACAAACGCCGCGCCTATTTCAGCAACGCCTTGAGCGAGGAATGTTTGGTCGCGTTCTTGTGTAAAGACACCAGGCGACACGATTCTTTCTGCCATACGGTATTCTCCAAACTAAATTTTGTTATTTCTCTGGTGTAAATTCGCCGGTTTCAAAGTTGATTTGACCAGCGCCATACTTTTCAGATAACCCTTTGATTAATACTTGTTCTTCTTCTAACAGCCCCTTGAACAACTTAGTCTGTTCACCAAGTTTATTATTCAGTTCTACAATATCTGCTTGGAGTAATTGAATTTGTAATGTCAATTGTCCAGAATCAGAGACTACCGTTGCGAGCTTATTTCGCAAACTACTAATTTGTTCCAGCTCTTCTTTTGTGATTTCAGCCATAATAACCTCTTTTTGTGTACAATACAACTCGTATAATAAATATCTGTTTTTTTACCTAAACATCAATTATTCACTTTCTATTTCAGTAAAAGTGACCACTTTTTTGACTCCATAGCGCTTCTTTGTGACCAATCCTCTATTACCACCAACATCTAATTGTGACTCTGGTAATAGGTATGCGTATACGGTCATATCGAATTGAGTGCGTACCACGCGGTCGGAGGTATTTGGTAGTTCGGTAAGTGGTTCAAATCCCTTAATAATAGTACGAAATTTATAGTTGTTTCTTTCGCCCCAAAATTCGTCACTTTCAAATGAGATATTTTCAACAATACTATTCATCTGTTCCATATATTCAGTCCAGACCATACATTTATATGTAAATTCATAATAGTCTGGAGCTGCCGTTGTATTAAAATATTCTCGACTTGGAACTACTTTGTTTACAACACTAAATTGGTCATATGGTGTCCGTCTGTTCCACCCAGAATAAAATGTTCTGTCATAATATTTGTTGACCGCAGAATTAATTAGAGTCTTTTTCATTGATGTTCTGCGAAGCATAATCATTGGAAGTTGTATCTTTCCAATAGAATCACGCATAACTCCATCCCGTTGAGCAGACTTCCATCGTTCTGGGTCACCATACAATACCGGTACTTTAACTTGTGACCCATTTTGTGTTACAATTGGTTTAATGCGGTCATTCATATATTTTAAAATTGCATTATCAACTGTGTATAATGTAACTTTAATTGCTGGAGAATCTGTTACCGTATCGTCTGCTCTACTCTGTAACCTTGGGGATTGTTGGCTATCATTAACAATCTTTACAGGTTCTTTATATTCTGGGTCGAAGGTCATACTTGTGCCTCTTCAATATCAATACTTGTACGACGAGTTAAGTGTGCCATACAAATGATTGCGGTATTAAACCCTGGCTTACCTGCAATAAGTTGTGTTTCTGTGATATTGTGGACTTCATAAAAATGATTATTATATCCGATAATATCACCAATTTCTGGATAGGTGTTAACATCTTGTAACATACGACGAGCAAATCTAAACTCTGTTTGCTGTTCTTGATTTAGTCCAAATCCTTCATCTCTTGCTAGTGTATTTTTATCATATTTGACGATAGCGTTAACTTTGACAGGAGTATATCTAGGTTTTACAGTGCTTTCTCCATAGATATTTACCTTAGCAGATTCCACTACAATTTTATATAATACAACAGCAACATCCATCGTTTCATCAATCAATTCCCGAGTGATGTGTTGGATAAATTCAAAATCTCGTTTTGTAACGAAGCGTGCCATTGATTAACCTATGTAAATGAGAGTAGGAACATTCTTGAACATCTTTTGCATATTTTCTGAATTTTCCATTTGCTTCTTCATTTGTGCTTGCATTCCAGTTTCTTCAAGTGTTTCACGAAGTTCTTTAATTAATCCTTCTTTTTCAGCAATAGCTTCTCTTCTAAGAATTTCGCCGTCCAAACGAATTTGTCCGTCTGGATATGGAATATTTTCAAACTTAGAACGAATGATACCAAGAAGTTCTTTTGCTAATGCAAGTGTATAACGGAATATCCATAGTCGTGACATATCATTGGTTTTTGTGTAATTGATATTGGTATATGGGACATTCGATAAATCACTTGCGATATTTGACCCAGATTGGAATGTATTTGCTTGCTTATCATCTACTATCATATAGTCAAACCATATTGTCTTTGATTCTTTAAATACTGGTGAGAATCTAATAATATTATTTGACACTTCGAATCCATATTGACTCTTACGAATCATATCGTTGATTTCGATTGCTTGAATACGGAGTAAATCTTCGTAGGCTGGCATCATCACGAAGGTCACCGGTGGTGAATATCCATCGAATCCAAATTCTGCCATCAAGTTAGTCAACCCAAGACCAGTTGTTGCGAACGGGTCATAGTAACGAGCGACTGCTGGTGGCATGTAATGGTAAATACGACGAATTTCTAACTTCTTACCACTTTCACTAACATCTGCCCACAAAGTTTTAATGTCATAACTTTGTGTACCCATAGAAGCAGAGATATAACCTTGTTTTACGGTAACATCACCACCAGATTGTGCTTCTACGCCATAGTCTGTTGCTAACTTTACTACTTGTGGAATAGCAGACCCGACGATATTACGTTGTGTTGCGGAAGTAGCTGTTGATACCCCTTGTAAAGTCATCATATGTTCACGCGCATTAAATTGATTGACTTGATTACCATATGTGGTAATAGCTTCTTCAAAACACGCATAAATTTGTTTATCAATTAATTCAACTTCTACAACAGGCCATCCAAGTTTTCTTGCAACGAATTCTGCTGCTCTTGGAGCATCCGTTTGGAATTCAGAATCGCTATCATAGAATCCGAATGGAGTTATTCCAAATGGATTTGAAGGACTACCATCATAGAATATTGGTTCTTGTGTTTCCATAATAATCTCTAATTAGGGACTTACAATAAATAGTTTTATTAAATCATTAAGTAGTATTTTAAGGCAAATAAAAAGGGTGACCTTTCGGCCACCCCATTTATTCCCACCGTTACTACGAGGATTAGATTAAGTTTAATCCGTCGATGTACACCTTTCCGAAGAATTCTGGGCGTACAACCTTCTTTGCGTAACGGGTCATTACACCACGGCGTGGTGTGAAGTTGTTTGGGTCATACACGAGCGGAGTCATGATGAGTGGGATATATGGTGCGTATACTGCACCGGTTTCGAGGAAGTTACTTCCACGGAAGCCCATCAACAACACGTTTTCCTTCATGTATGGGTTCTTGTAGATAGTGTAACGGTTTTGGAATGAACCAACCTTGGTTACGCCACCTGCGAATTCCATCTTGTCACCATCTGTGTTTGCCATGAAGCCTGGGATGGTTTCAAGGATTGTTGCGACGGTTGGTGAACATACTGCGAAGTTTGCACCACCACGCATGGTGAGTTGATGAATCTTGTTACTTACCTTTTGCATCTTTTGACCGAGAGTTTGGAACCAGGTCATGTTGGTCCATGCAGTACCAGTATATGATGATGCTGCGAATGCACCAGAAGATGAGTTGTACACACGACCGATTTCAGCTGACCAGTATTCAGTGGTTTGAGTTGGAACAGCTGCGATTAACATATCAAGGATTTCGAGGTCGATTTCGGTTGAGATGTAATCACTTAACATTGCTGTTAATTCAGCTTCTGCATCAACACTGTGGTAAGCGTTCAAGTCTTGTGCAAGTTCTGGTGACCAGACTGCCTTCAACTTACGGGTCTTTGCTACGATTGTTTCTGACTTAAGTTCTAAGTCGATTTGTGGGATGTTCAAATCTGCACCAGTTGTATCTTCGAAATCACCACGGGTTGAATCGGTTGGTTGCTTACTGTATGCAACTGAGTTGATGGTCTTGCCTGCTGCTACGTTGGTGTTAACGATAAACACTACGTTTGCACCAACAATCTTGGTGAATTCTGGAAGTACTAATGCTGCGAAGTCAACTACTGATCCTGATGGGATGAATGAGCGGACTGCGAGCTTGTCAAGACCAGTTAATGAACTGGTTGCGATTGAGTACTTCGAGAGGTTACCTGCTGCTAATGAAGCAGAGTAATCTGAGTTGAAGTTGATGTCTGATAATGCTGATGCAGATGCTGGAGCTGTAGTTAATCCGGTCAAAGATGCATCATTTACTGTGTAAGCAAATTGACCTGCGCCGTATAAGCCGCCTTCATCTGAGTTACCGAAGCCACCAAATGGTGAACCAAGTGCGTTACCATAGAGTGAGGTTCCTGAGGTCTTTCCGTTTACAGTTGTGCCGTACTTGAAGTCCATGTAGAACACAAGTCCTGAAGGAAGGTTCATTGGTTGGACTGATACGAAGTTCTTAGCTGCGATTGAACCGAAGACCTTACGAACTAATGGAAGTGCTACACCTGCCCATTGTTCACCTGCGGTGCCTGCGAGGTTGGTGTATGAGTTTTCTTGGAGAAGTTGTGAAGCTTGGTTTTCAAGCATTACTGCCATACCTTGCTTCTCTGCTCCCTTCATGCCTTCAAGAAGGCCTGACTTTTCCCACTTTCCTGCCAATTGGCGGGATTGTTCAACGATAACCTTGTGTGCTGAGCCGGCTTCGTTGATTAATGAATTTACGTCTGACATGCTTAATCTCCTATGAGGTTAGATAATTCCTGCGAGTTGTTGTAAACGCTTAGCAACAGAGTTTTCTGCGATAACTGCTGGTGCTTCAGTCTTTGGAGCGGTACTTGGGGTTGCCTTACTTGCGAACCCTTCTGCTACCACCTTACTTGGTGCCTTTGTTGCCTTTACTACCTTTGCTGCGGAAGTTAATGTTTCTACCAAAACTGTGTATACCATCTTGATTTCACGAACAGTGGTTGCACGATCGAAGTTTTCTACGACCATTACCTTTTGTTCAGTAGTCAAACCTTCCTTACGGAAAATCTTATTGGTGTACAAGAGCTTTGCATTGAGAAGATTGACTTCGTGTAGCTTGCCTCGTAGGAGCTTTACAGCCTGACGATATTCTGCAAGTTCTTTCTCTAGGGTTGCCATTTTTTCGGATGATGCCTTATGCTTTTCATCTTCGGCTTCCAATTCTGCGAGAATTGCTTCTAAATCAAGTTCTTCTTCGCCTTCTTCTTCGTGACCTTTTTCCATTCCCATTTCTTCACCTTCCATCTTATTTACATCTGATGGTTCAGTTACGAAAGTATTTACATCTGCTGCGGTGTGTGCAGCTTCTGTTCCGATATCTGAAGACTTAGCTGGAATTTCTGGCTTTGCAACACCAGCTTCTGGATTTTCTGCTGGGTATGCTTCATCTGCCATTTCTTCTTCCTTCTCGTCTTCCTTTTCTTCTTCGTGTTCTTCGCCTTCTACTTCTTCCTTCATTTCTTCCTTTTCTTCTTCGTCATGTGAGACTTCCTTGAGGTCTGCTTCAAGTTCCTTGATTACTTCGTCAAGGTCGAAATCTGCATCTGACCAATCGTCATACCAATCGGTATCACTTTCACCTGCATCTTCACCACTCATGTCGTCATCTGCTGAATCGAATGATGCATCGGATGGTTCCTTATTGTCACCTGCACCGATGTCTGATGAGTCTGCTGGCATTTCTGATGAACCTTCTGCTTCACCGTCTTGGAATGGAAGTTCCTTTGCGGTTTCCATCTTTGGTTCTGCTGAAGCAACTGGAGCTGCCTTTGGTGCTTCCTTTTCTGCTTCTGGTGCTTCCTTTGTTTCTACATCCTTTTCTTCTGCATCGTGTTCCATGCCTTCTGCTTCTGCACGGAGTCTACGTGATAACATAGACTTGATTTGGGGTGTGAACGTTTCTTCTAATGAAAGCTTTGCGTTTTCAATAGCAGTTTGACGAACTGCTTCTGCATCTGCGATTGCTTCCTTTAAAAGCTTGTTCGTAAATTCGAACTCTGCCATAAAGTTTCTCTCCTATGAGAATTAAAATGACTATTATGAGTCATTAACAGATTATATACAACAAAATCACACCCCAAATGAGGTGTACTATTAAATATATATTACTGTTTTTTGTAAAACATCAATTTTTAGTTAAAATGTATTATTGTTCTTCTTCTGCGCCTTACTCTCTTCACGCTTTCTTCTGCGGAGGGCGTCTTGGCTCTTCTTTTGGAGTCTCTTGGACTTCTTCAAATAGAATTCTTTCTTCTTTAAATCTTCCATCAATTCTGCTTTTTTGACTTGCTTAACGAACTGTTGGAGTGCTCGTTCTAAATCAGATTGTTTATCACCTTTTACTTCAACGTACATACTACCTCCGGGTTACCGAGTAACTAATTTATATGCTAATTCTACCATCTTATCGATGGATTCGTTGTAAAACTCTGTTCTATTCTTTGGGGATAGATTGTGTGCCACTGTAATTAATAACTTGGCAGTATATTGGTCTACGTAGGTTTCATCAATCTTTGCTGGTTTACCAGTTTTTGCTGCACTTAGGATAGATTGAATCTTATTTTCCATATTGGTATGAAATCCCCAAGGACCAACATTAAATATTTCTGGACGAACGGTTCTGAATTTTCTCATCAATTCGCCAGCTTTTGCATTTGCTTCGTTTTCTGTATTTGACCCATCTTCGCCATTCAATTCTTGTCCATCTTCACGTTGTTTGTGATGCACCAATTCGTGAGCTAACGTACGTAATACATCGATAGGATGACGTTGCCCCTTGACTACAACGATTTCATCAGTAGAAGGATTGTAAGTTCCAAATGTTAAATGTTGCGCAGAATAATCATCACCTTCGAACTTAATGCTCTTAGGTAATGATTTTAATCCCAATTCTTTAATGGTAAACTTAACAAATTCCTTCGCTAGTTTCATTTTACTTCACTGAGGAAATCGTATACAAGAGAGTCGATACGTGAGTATTGAGTAACGATTTGTGCCTTCTTACTTTCGTTGATGAATGCACCGTGGGTACTTGGGTTACTGACGATATCAAAACAGATAAGTGCGAAGTCATCACCAACTTCTACGGTATTTTCACCGATTGGACTTACTGAACCCATTCCGCGAGAAGATACACCAAGACGAATGTTATTCTTGATGAGTTCACGGACAATGTTACCTGATGGAGTGGAAAGAATTTCAATATTTCCACGAACATCTTGGCCTTCAAACCATAGTTCAGTCACATTGCAGCATACATTTTTAAGATTAACTACTGGACTTTCTGGATGGTCTAATTCCCCAAGTGCACGGCGTTGGACTACAAAGTTTTCTTTATACAATCCAGCTTCACGTTGTAATACTTCACGTGGGTAAATACGTCCGTTTTGATTTTTTGCTTCAGCACGTTGGAGAAGGACATTCTTTAACATTAATGGCTTACTAACATCAGCCGCTTCAGCTAATAAATCCTTTCCATATTCAATGACATTATATTCAACTAATAAGTTCTTCATATTACTTTCCTCTGATGTCCCGTACTTTACCGGCGAGGTGAAGTAACCGTGCTTCTAGTTTTAAAAGTCCTTGTTGAGTACGGCGATAAAGTGCTTCACTAGCAATTCCAGATTCCTTTTGTAAACGAGTATTCATCTTTAACACTCTTTCCATTTCTTCAAGACTACGATTGACTTCTGAAATGGCCTTGGCAATCTTTTGTGTTGGAGTTGCACTTTCATCTTTCTTATATTCGTGATATCTTACCTTTGCTTCTGCAAGGGTTTCTAGTTTATCTGCTGGTCGGTTTAAATCTTTTTCACCTTTAGGAGTTAATTGCATTCCTAATTGTGTTGCAATACCCTTCTTACGTGCCTTATTCTTAGGATTATTTCCTTGAAATGCCATAGGAATATTATACCCAGCAACATTTGCTGTGGTTGTCATTTCGTCTAGTTCTTCTTGTAACATTTTACGGATGATAGTGCGGAGTTTTTCTTCGTTTGTCATAATGACTTAAGCTCCTTAAGAATTTCATATCCAATCAACATCGCAGTCATGTGATTTTCCTTAATCACAACAGCAATTTGTACCTTTTGAAGTTGGGATACAACTTCCGATAACTTAATGCGAACAACTTTGTCCGATACTTTCTTACTGTATTGTGCGATTTCCTTTGCTAATCTACGACTTTCACCTTGGGTATATGTCTTTAGTTTAGATGTATTAGAAATGTTATAGATATATTCTTGTAATAATTTCTTTTGTGCTTCGTCTAATCCCTTATACTTTTCATTAAAACGTTCAACTAAAATCTTATAAGAAAGGAAACGGATATCATCATCTTGACTACGAACGATAGATGCCAATTCATTATGTTCTTTAATTTCTTTTGTAAGAATCTTACCAGAAAGATGTTCTACGATAGTGAATTGACTGTTTGCCAACTCTTCAATTGTAGTCGTATCACTGATTCCGTTAGTTGCTGCATCAAAACTCTTGTAGATTGATGCGTAAATCTTATACGATGGAATACGTGCTGCAAAGAATTCCTTCAAGTCAAAGTTCTTTTTAATTTCTTTAATTAAAAGGTATTTTTGAGTGTCTAATGCATGTTGGTCGAGATTCTTCCGTTGTTCGGTAACCAACTTCAACAATTGGAATGCCTTTTGCTCAGATAGATTCTGAACATTGAAAAATGCACGGTATAACATAAGTTCCTTCCCCAATTCCTTTTTGGAATTAAAGAATTCACGCATTAACTTAACAGCTGCCCCATCTTTCTTGTTTTCCATCACATCAGATGTGATTTGACGGACTAACAATTCAAAGAGGATGCCGGTGTTTCTCAACTTATTATGCTTAATACTTGATTTCATAAAAATAATCCGCCATAAGTGAATAAATACCTTATCATATATTAAATAGTATGATAATTCCCACTTCGTTAGTTTTCTATGTCTAAGATATTTTCTTCGTTTAAGATACTAGAGGTTTCTGGTGCGATTTTATGGGCGTTTAATTGTTTAATTAAGTTAGAAACTTCGTGATTTTCTAACGAAAGTGGGGATTTTCTAGATGGTTTACGTTGTTGCCCTACTCTTAGTGCGCCAAGATTTTCTTTATGACCTAATGGGTCGCGACCGCGTGGGTGACTATCTTGGCCAAATTGCATACCAGTCTTAGGACGACCCATTTTGGCTTCTTCCAATTCTGTATCATCTACAACTTCCTCTTCTTCTGGCATGTCTTCTAATGAGGCTAACACCGCGTCTACGGTATCTAATTTTTCTGGTTCTTCCGCTGGCTGTTCTTCTCCAGCTTCTGGTTCAGCAGGTTGTCCCTCTGGGCCCATTGGCGGTTGTTGTGGTTGTGCGGCTTGTTGTTGTACTGCTTCTGCCTTACCAACCCATTCCACATCCTTCACTATCTTTTCTTGTTCTGACCGTGCATCATCTTCTGCAATTTGAAGAATGTTATGGTAAATCCAGTCACGTGATAAGAACTTACTATCTGCAATATCCTTAGCCAATCCAACCTTTTCCTTCCAAAGATTCAACTTTTCTTGTTCGTAAATGACCGATGGTGAAGTCATTTCTAATTCAAAGTCGATAAGGTCTTCGTCGGTGAATCCTTGAACGTATAAGTGAATGATTGCAATTTTGGTAAGTTCTGACACCATAATGCGTTGAATACGTTCAATGGTTCGTGCGAAACGAACGTCTTGTGCTGCCAATGATGCTTTACCACTATTATCTTCTTCGTATCCAAGGAATGACTTTGGTACCTTGAATGCTGCCATTAACTTGTTACGAAGGTATTCAATATCTTCGATAGCATTGAATTGAAGGCCTGGAAGATTCGTAATATCTGTACCAGAATCCTTACCACGAACAGGAAGATAGAAATCTTCTGTAATGTTCATCATATTGTAACGAAGATTGTAATCACCAGTCTTTGGGTCAACGAGTGGTACCTTCTTCATACGGTCGATGATACGTTGCATATGTGTATCGATTTCTGCTGGTGGAATGTTTCCAACATCAACCAACACCTTACGCTTATCTGGTGCACGCATGATACGATGAATCAACATCGCATCTTCCATCAATTGCAATTGCTTCCACACACGACGACCACCTTCAACCATTGCCTTACCATATGGAAGGAAGTTAGTATCTGAAAGTAGTCGGAAATGTGCAACTTCGTAATTGTCAAATTCTTTTTTACCAAGTGCCAAGAAATCATTTTCTACTTTGAACTTAACAGAGAATGGATTGCCTGGGTCTTGGCCTTCAATACGGATGGTTTCGTACACAGAAAGAGGAATGACGTTTACGACACCATACTTTTCATCAATATCTAGGAATAAGAAAAAGTCCCCATACTTAGCCATATTTCTGACCCAAGGCCAGAGATTGAACTCAACGTTCAATACGTCATAGAATAAGTTATGGAGAATATCTTGGATTTGTTGATTTTTTGAGCGGATACTAAGTACTTGACCGAATTCGTCCTTTACGGTTGATTCGTCAGCGTAGATGTCCATTACTGATGAAATGATTGGGTCATTATCCATCATATCATAATCACGGAACAATTGTAAACGTGACCCTTGGAATGCTGCTGCGGATTCATAACGACCACCCGAAGCACCATATCCACCTGTCATAGACGAATAAACTCGATGATATCGGTCAATGCCCCGTCTATTAATAAACGACTGGATATTGTCGGTATCAGCGACTTTTAACTTCTTTCCACCTACATTTCGGACAACTGTATTTGTTGCGAACAGTTTCCGTAGGCGGCCGTAAATACTAGTATCTGCCATAACCCCTCACTTAAATGAGAACGGTGTCGAGTGCTGTTGCCAATGGCCAGACATCGACATCTTTATTATCTTCTGCAATATCTTCTGCGAGTAACTTGAATTCCGCTACTTTACCCTTTAATACCATTTCCAGTAAACCCCATTGGTTTGCGTTAAAGATAGTATATGGAGTTTCGTTTAGCATTTCTGCTAATTGCTTTAATTCAATATACACTTCTGCAAGCTTCTTTTGGTCAGCTTCCTTAAGTTGTGGTGCGATGTTTTCTAATACCGCTTCTACACGCATCAATTGAACTCTACGTGGAACTTGACTGGTAACTTCGCTGAGTAAATCTTTTAATAATGCCATTTTATTTCTCCACATACTTCTTAAGTAATGTATAATATTTTGGGTTCTCTGTCAAGTGGGCGGCAGCTATTTTTGCTGTTTTGACCACATTTCCATTAGTCACATCTTGATGTTCCATCTCTACATTCATTCCCATATGAAATTCTTCTGGATTGAATGTATACTTCATTTTCTTTAATATAGCGTCAGATATCTTTCTGGAGACTTTCATATTACCACTTCCGACACGACCAGTATCTTGCCTTTGTCCGTGGGCCTGGGGTATCGCAGTTGTGTCTTGCTCTAAATGACTTACGGCGAGCGGGATTGGACTTCTTGATTCGCATCGTCTTGTCACCGAAGTTAACCTTCTTGACGTTTCCGGTACTTGGGTCTTTGACAAACACCTTGAACTTTTTTACGTCCCCACGCATTGGTTTTCCAAGAGAAACTTTACGACCGTGATATTCGGCTTCTTCTAATGGTTGAGTTGCTGCCCGTACTATTTCAGTTGCCAAACAACGTGGACAATATTCTTCAATGATATCTTCTTCGTTGATAGGAACGCAATTTGGGACCATTTTACCACTTTTGTCTTTCATCCCTACTTGCTTATATCCTTCCCAACAAGCTTCAGTTAAGTTTTCCATTATTCTTCTTCCTTCTTGAATGTGGACACCATTGTTGGTTTTCCACCTGGATTACCTGCTTTTCTCTTACGAACTACTGCTGACCGCTTTTCACCTTTGCTCATTGCTGCTGCGGAACGAGCTGGACGACACTTTGGATACTTTGATGACCCGCCCTTTCGTTCCTTTTTACCAGCGGAAGCTCCACACGGTGGATGCTTACCGTCTTTATCTTTACGAGAAATATCAACCCACTTTTGACGAAGCCACTTACCAAGACTACCTTTAGTCTTGTACTTTTCGTCAAGGTCGATTGATACTTCAACTAATATATCAGCGAATTGTGTCATACTGGTTTTGATTTAGTTGTACCACCACGCTTCCGCTTTCTGCGACCAGCGCAATGGGCTTTTTGACTAAAGCCTTTGGGATTACTACAATTAATGGATTTCTTATACTTTTTTGTCCATTCTTCTGGTATAAGGTCCATTAACTTAATCATTACTTTCCCTTCTTCCAACCACCGCCCATACTCTTATATTTCTTTGCTGCCCAGAGATTGGCGTAAGCAGATGGATAAACCTTGAACTTCGAACGTGCTGCTGCCTTTGCCTTCGCCCACTTTTCTGGACTGGTTGGGGTATTTCGTTCGAGAATATCACTGATACGAGCCGACCGAACTGCTAAATCTTGTGGGTCGGTTTCTGGCATTTCTTCTGGCTTTTCTTGACCAAAATCTGCTTTGGTTTGGGGAAACGAAGTACCGTCTGAATATCCTTCTGGAAAAAAATCTCTGTATTTCATATTATTTGAGGAATTTGAGTTTATAAATCGTACTAGATATTACTGCGGCAATTTCATCAACAGTGTTATTAAGTTCACCGTCTTGTGGAAGTTGACCACGGGTTTCGTCTACAAACTTTTGAAGACCTGTAAAATAGCTAACTACTGAGTCATCTTCTAAAATAGTATTAGTTGGCATATATCCTTTGAGAATACCATATCGACCTTGATAAGCTTCTACATAAGCGTCAACTAAATCCACGATTCCTTCATAATATTCTTGTAACGCCTTATGTGCAGCATATGAAGAAGTTTGAAGATGAAAGATGTGTGCTTGTTGTCTACTAGAAAGTAAAAGAGAAATAAATTTGGCTACCATATTAATTTACTGTGTAAGAAATAGTTCCATCTGAATTTTTCTTTGCTGTCTTACCACTGTCAGTCTTCCAAGTGTCACCTGGTTTGTGTGCTGGCATCACTTGTACATGTTGCTTTGAACTATGTGTTGGTGTATTTTTATATGCCGAGATAGCAGCTGCTAACCCACCTTGTGGTTTTATAGTTACTGCTTCTTCGGTTTCTTCTTTTTTTGGATTATATCCTTTCTTCTTCATCCAGTTTGCAAGTGCCCAAGGATTATCAATTTCCTTGTGTTTTTTCATTGCTTTAACGGTCTTTTCCCATCCTTCGGGAGCACCTTCGTTAACTGATTCTGCCATAGCTGCCATATCTTGGTCAACTGGCTTATCAGTCATTTCTTCATCGCCATATTCGTGATAACTGGTATTTGCTTGGTCAAGATTATTTTCAGCAACTGCGATGTGGTCTTGAATCCATGCTGGAATGTCCTTTTCTTCCATTCCAATCTTACCCTTAAGTTCGGTTGCGTGCTTGATAATTGAATCTAAAGTAGAGTTTGCCATAGATGCTTCGTGGTCTTCACCACTACCTTCACTCTTCATTGCCTTACCAATAGTATCCCGACGAGCTTGTAAGTACTTATCAGATGAGTCTTTATCTCCGTCATTATCAACATCACCATCTTCTTGACCGACAGCATCTAACTTTTCGTCAGTTTTACCTGCACGAAGTTTTGCTAAATCATCACCTTCAATCTTGCCGTCTTTGTCTACATCAAGTTGTTTTTGTTTAGCAGACAATTCTTCATATTGAGCCAAGAGTTCATCAACTTTCTTTTCTTGGTCTGGGGTCATTTGCATTTCTTTAAGCTTCTTAAGCTTCATTTCAACCCGTGACTTTTTATCAACAGCTACAGTTGGAGCTGGTGTTGGTTCTTCGTGTGATTCTTCTTTTAATGCCTGTAGATTCACTAGTGCTGACAATCTAATCATGTTGTTCTCCAACTTTGGTGTAGAAAATTCTGTAGCTTTTTTATCTTTTTGTGCTGCTTGATATTGTCTGTATAACCGGCGTTTTGCCATTATATACTTGTCATTTTTGTCAACTTTACCATCATTATTCACATCTGCATCTTCTGACCCAGGTGGGTCGTGTCTTTTGTGAGGATGGTGGTATTGTTCAAAATTAAAAAATGATGAATACTTCATTATTTTTTCCGCTTATCATCACTTTTACCACCACTTTGTCTGAATGCTGCGGCTGATGCTGATGCCCAAAGATAGTCTTTCCATTCGTCACCATACTTTTTACGGAACTTACT